GTAATCCTTGATTACCTTGTAATCCTTGAGTACCTTGATGTCCTTGAAGACCTTGATTACCTTGAGTACCTTGAGTACCTTGTAATCCTTGAGTACCTTGATGTCCTTGAAGACCTTGAGTACCTTGAAGACCTTGAGTACCTTGATTACCTTGCAATCCTTGAAGACCTTGAGTGCCTTGTAATCCTTGAGTTCCTTGATTACTTAAACCTTGAGTACCTTGTAATCCTTGAGTACCTTGATGTCCTTGAAGACCTTGATTACCTTGAGTACCTTGAGTACCTTGTAATCCTTGAGTACCTTGAAGACCTTGATTACCTTGAAGTCCTTGAGTACCTTGAGTACCTTGAAGTCCTTGATTACCTTGAAGTCCTTGAGTGCCTTGTAATCCTTGAGTGCCTTGTAATCCTTGAGTTCCTTGATTACTTAAACCTTGAGTACCTTGATGTCCTTGAAGACCTTGATTACCTTGAGTACCTTGAGTACCTTGTAATCCTTGAGTACCTTGTAATCCTTGAGTACCTTGTAATCCTTGATTACCTTGAGTACCTTGAGTACCTTGTAATCCTTGAAGACCTTGAGTGCCTTGAAGACCTTGAGTTCCTTGATTACTTAAACCTTGAGTACCTTGTAATCCTTGATTACCTTGTAATCCTTGAGTACCTTGAAGACCTTGATTACCTTGAAGTCCTTGAGTACCTTGAGTACCTTGAAGTCCTTGATTACCTTGAAGTCCTTGATTTCCTTGAACGCCTTGATTACTTAAACCTTGTAATCCTTGATTACCTTGAGTACCTTGAGTACCTTGTAATCCTTGAAGACCTTGAACGCCTTGATTACTTAAACCTTGTAATCCTTGATTACCTTGAGTACCTTGAGTACCTTGTAATCCTTGAAGACCTTGAGTGCCTTGAAGACCTTGAAGACCTTGAGTACCTTGACTACCCAAAGAAGAAAATACCTGCCAAGTACCAGTTCCACCTTCATCTTCATAAATTATATCTAAAATAGTATTTGAAATATCAATAACTAAATCTTCAGAATAACCCTCAATAGTGCTTCCATTTCTATCTAATGTTAGATTATTTACAAACCAATTTCCACCATCAGCTATTCTTACTATTGCTCCAGGTGGAGGACTAAGTGGTAACTTTAAGGTAAAAGATCCAGAAGTTGTATCCGCTATTACTTGACTACCATCTACTAATAAATCATTATTATTTAAAATAGTTTTTCTTACCCAAGAAGATGGTTGTCCACCTATTCCCTGTGTTCCTTGAACACCTTGAAGACCTTGAAGACCTTGAGCACCTTGATTACTTAAACCTTGAAGACCTTGAGCACCCTGATCTCCCTCAGTTCCAGTTCCTCCTACAAATCCTTGAAGTCCTTGAGAACCTTGATTACCTTGAACACCTTGAAGACCTTGAGCACCTTGATTACTTAAACCTTGAAGACCTTGAGCACCCTGATCTCCCTCAGTTCCAGTTCCTCCTGCAAATCCTTGAAGACCTTGGTTCCCCTGAAGTCCTTGTGATCCTTGGAGACCTTTTAAATCAATTCCAGAACCTTCTTCAGAAATGGGCAACCAATATCTTTTTCCAACATGCCCATCAACAGCAGCCAAGATAAAAGTTTGACCAACTGGTTTTGGATTTACAGTAGTAGATGCAATACCAACTTTAGGATCACCTAAATCTGGTTCTGCTTGTTCTAATGATAAAAACTCATATCTATCAGAAGTTATTCCAGTTTGATCAAATCTTCTTACTCTACCAGAATTATATTTTACCATTTTATCTTTATCACTGTTTTGCAGTTTCTAAAACACTTAATACTAAAGTTAAGGCATTATTTTCACTTGCTTGAACTTTAAAAATATCATTAGTTTCTAAAACAAGTCTGCCGTCAGAAACTATATTATAACCGTCTTTTGGTGGTATTGGAACCTGAGCACTTAAACTAATATCACTTGGAGACTCTGAAGTTCTAGAATGATATGCAGTTACTGATACAATACCCGAAGAAGTATTTGATACTTGAGATAAAATAATAATCGATGCTACTCCAGCAGGGCATGTATATATTCCAGTATTGGTGGTTGTTACATTATACCTTATTGTTCTAAATTTATTAAGTGCAACTACTGCCATTTTATATTCCTAATGCAATAATTAGAGGTGTTACTGTATTTAACAAACTTTGATTGAACGCTCTTCCACTAATAGTACCAGTGATTTGATTTATTGTTACATCTGGACCTATTCTGAAATTTCCAGATTGATTAGTACCGGTAAATACAATTTTACCACCATTTAGCATTACAAATTCGGAATTTAGATCAGTTACTCCACCTAAAGAAGGTTTTGCAGTATTAATATTAGTTCCACTACCAACCCATTCTAAAGAAATTGTGGTTGCAAGTTGCAGACTTAATCTGGAAAAATAAACAGTCGTTCCTGCACTCACTGTATTATTTAGATTTTGTTGTAAAATTACTGTCGAAATACCAGAAACTGGTAATGTCGCACTTTCTATTCCATAATAAATTGGATACATAGTTGTCGTAAGTGCTAATCCAACTCCACCATTATGATTAATAGTATATCCAGGATTTGTTAAATATTGGGATCCTGTACTGTTAACATCTATTGAGGTAATTGTTCCAGAATCTGAGACATTTACAGAAACTTCCGCAGTTACTCCGTTTTGTCCCGTTGGATCTGAAAGAGTAATTACGGGAGGATTTGTTTGGGAATATCCAGATCCACCGTTTGTTACTATAGCAGTTTGAACTTGATAATATAATTTATCAAAGTATATTGCTTGCCCATCATAAGGACGATTTGTTCCTAATCCAGAAATTACAATTGTATCCGGATTATTTCCAGCAAAATCTACTTCATTTACAACAGCACCAGTGTAGCGATAAATTGATCTTGATTCTGCATCACCAACTCCATTAGAAACTAATCCTCTGTTACCAAAAGAAGAATTAGAGTTTGTAATATCACACTGCCCACCACCAGAAGTCCAATGTCCGATATCATTACAAATTGTAAAAATTGAAACTAATTGAGCATATGCTCCATTGGTAATAGAAACTCCAATACCACCTTGATTGTATTGTGTATATGAATCTACTGACATTGTACCAGTTACACCAATATCATTTTGATCTCCAGGTTCTGCATGGAATCCATCAACTTTCATTCCAATACTCTTTGGAATAAAATTAGTACAATTCCTTACATAAGGACCTTGTGTGATCGGACCAACACCTGGAGAATATGTATTTCCTCCAATTTTTGTTGAAGACCAGTTATTATTAGATTGCCCATCATAATCATAAGGATATGATGTATTAATTCCAGATCCACTTAAACCATTTTTAATAATTGTAGTTACTACACCAACACAACTTGAAACGGCAGAAAGAACATTGGAACAATTTCCAATACTATAATTTGTTGCACCATCAGGTTGCATACTCAAATCTTTTACTTGTGTAAAGATATTTTGATAGGTGGAAGTTCCATTTTTTGTCCAAGATACGTTATTAATACAAGAATGTGCAATACCTATTGCATATTTTAAAGTATCAATTGTTGCATCTTTTACGGAATAACCATTAGTGTCAGTTCCAGTAATATGAAGAAGAGTTGCACCATTATAATATGATTTTCCAGCACCAACACATTTTGAGTTTCCTCCACGAGTAATATCAAAACATACTGCTTTTAAAATATCTTTAATATCATCTTTACAATCATTCGGATTTCCTGTTGGAATTACAAATGCTGGAGTTTTATAATCTGTACTTGTTAAATAACCAACTGCTTCTGATGCAATGAAATCAAGATTCATACGAATCATTCTTGCACCATCAAAAAATCTATCTGATGATACTCCCGCCAATGGTTGGAAAGCAACAACTGATGCACCATTTGTAGAATCTGGTCCAACAAAACTTAGGTCTGTAAGATGGCATCCATTATTTACTTGGAATAAATCCAATCCAGAGTTTTGTGGAGTAATCATACAATTTCTGAGTTCTGTTCCTTCAACAGAAACTGTTTTTTGTAAAATTATTGGATTGTCTTCAACATATACTCCTGGAAAAACTTTAATGGTATCACCAGAACTTGCAATTCCTGCTGCATTTTTAATTGTCCTCTTTGGATAGTTTTCTGCTAGTCCAGTATTACTATCATTTCCATTTTGAGAAACATAAATTGTTTTTCCAACTGGTTTGTATGAAGTTATTGTGACTTTACCTTTACCATTTGTAGGATCAAGATCAATACCAATTCCAGAAACTAATTGAGTTACAATTCCAACTAATGTAGATCCGTCACCCAAATAATTTGTTGCTGTTGTAGTTCCAACAACTGTTAATGATGTATTTGTATATGGTTGAGAAGTTCCTATACCCAAACTTCCGGAAGAAGGTATAAAAGTTAATTTTTCAGAAGAAACTTTTATTGAAGAAATTCCTGATGGAATATTTTTTGCAGTGCTAAGTCCAACAAATAAAATATTATTGTCTATATTATCATCACTTATTTTTATATCTGCACCTTCTCCCTTTAATCCTTGAAGACCTTGAGTACCTTGTAATCCTTGATTCCCTTGAGTACCTTGTAATCCTTGAAGACCTTGATTGCCTTGAAGACCTTGTGTTCCCTGAAGACCTTGTAATCCTTGAGTTCCTTGATTACTTAAACCTTGAGTACCTTGTAATCCTTGATTACCTTGTAATCCTTGAGTACCTTGATGTCCTTGAAGACCTTGATTACCTTGAGTACCTTGAGTACCTTGTAATCCTTGAGTACCTTGATGTCCTTGAAGACCTTGAGTACCTTGTAATCCTTGATTCCCTTGAGTACCTTGTAATCCTTGAAGACCTTGAGTGCCTTGAAGACCTTGAGTGCCTTGAAGACCTTGATTACCTTGTAATCCTTGAGTACCTTGATGTCCTTGAAGACCTTGAGTGCCTTGAAGACCTTGAGTGCCTTGAAGACCTTGAGTTCCTTGAAGACCTTGAGTACCTTGATGTCCTTGAAGACCTTGATTACCTTGAAGACCTTGAGTGCCTTGAAGACCTTGAGTGCCTTGAAGACCTTGAGTGCCTTGAAGACCTTGAGTGCCTTGAAGACCTTGAAGACCTTGAGTGCCTTGAAGACCTTGAGTGCCTTGAAGACCTTGAAGACCTTGAGTGCCTTGAAGACCTTGATTACCTTGAGTACCTTGTAATCCTTGATTACCTTGTAATCCTTGATTACCTTGTAATCCTTGATTACCTTGTAATCCTTGATTACCTTGTAATCCTTGATTACCTTGAGTACCTTGTAATCCTTGAGTACCTTGATGTCCTTGAAGACCTTGAGTACCTTGTAATCCTTGATTACCTTGTAATCCTTGAGTACCTTGAAGACCTTGATTTCCCTGAAGACCTTGAAGACCTTGATTACCTTGAAGTCCTTGAGTACCTTGAGTGCCTTGAAGACCTTGATTACCTTGAGTACCTTGAGTACCTTGTAATCCTTGAAGACCTTGAGTACCTTGAAGTCCTTGAGTACCTTGAAAATTACTTAGAGTACCTTGTAATCCTTGATTACCTTGCAATCCTTGTGTTCCTTGTCGACCTTGATTACCTTGAAGACCTTGATTTCCTTGTAATCCTTGATTGCCTTGCAATCCTTGTGTTCCTTGTCGACCTTGATTACCTTGTAATCCTTGAGTACCTTGAAGACCTTGATTACCTTGAAGTCCTTGAGTACCTTGAGTACCTTGTAATCCTTGAGTACCTTGTAATCCTTGAGTACCTTGATGTCCTTGAAGACCTTGAGTTCCTTGAAGACCTTGAGTTCCTTGAGTACCTTGAAAATTACTTAGAGTACCTTGTAATCCTTGAAGTCCTTGAAGACCTTGCAATCCTTGTGTTCCTTGTCGACCTTGATTACCTTGAGTTCCTTGAAAATTACTTAAAGGTCCTTGAGTTCCTTGAAGACCTTGCAATCCTTGTGTTCCTTGTCGACCTTGATTACCTTGAGTTCCTTGAAAATTACTTAAAGGTCCTTGAGTTCCTTGAAAATTACTTAAAGGTCCTTGAGTTCCTTGAAGTCCTTGAAGACCACCTCCACCTCCACCACCACCAGAAAAAAGAGCACCATTTTGATAGAGATCACCTGAAAAATTAATATCTCCTACAACATCTAAATTATATCTAGGAAGTGTAGAACCAATACCAACAGATCCACCAACACTAATTGTATTGACTTCTAAGTCATTAATTTCCTCAGGTGGTCTATCTGTATAATAGATTCTAATTCTGGTCATTTATTGTTTCTCCTGTCGTAATTCCATCCTGCAAGAGAATATTCTCTATTATCTCCTGGGTAATCTGCTGGTGTTTTACCTTCATATTCAACAATTAATTTTTCACCAAGCCTATCTGCCCATACTTGATAATAGCAATTTACAGTAGTTCCATTTCCAGATTTAATTCTTATTCTTTTTCCCCATTCAATTGATTCTACAATTAAATCTTGACTATGCCCAATTTGTGTCAAATTAACGCTGATAGTTTCTGGATCAATTAAACCATTCCAATAGTCTGGGAGTTCGATAATATTTTTTCCTTCTAATTTACCTCTAATATAAACAGCAGATTCTGGACCTTCTACACAAATATGCCTTAACCTATGATTTGGTTTGTTTGGATGTGAAATATCAAATCCTTTTTTACTATTAATTGCTGATGCCACATCTTGCCCAATTCCATCAATAAAAAGAGTTCCACTTATTGCACATATTGTACTATTAATAGCAGTCGTTGGAGCAGTAAATTCATTTGATCCTTTAGCAGTAATTGAATTATCTCCACCAGAAGAAACACAAAAAGAAGCACCAAGAAAATCATTACTAGAACATATTGAAGTAAAGCTTGTACCATCACATAAAGTTTCTCCAGTAAAAACTGAAGATCCTACTACATTTAATAATCCAAAAGTATCTGATATTCCATATACTGTCAAACTAACTGGAGCAGTAATCCCTGGTTTTATAGTTACTGAGGAAAAATCCATTGAATTGTGCCCCATTCCAAAATAAGCCTGATATATACTTGCTGTTCCAGGTTGTCTAAAAATTTGAGGTAGTTCAAGTGCGGTTCCAAAAATACCATGAATAATATCTAATAAACCTGCGCCTGCTCCATCTGAAGATGCCATATAATTTCTCCTTACTTACATGAATTAGATAGTCCTTGCAATATTGATCCCCAATTTCCAGCAAGGACACTAGAAATTAAACTTCCAGTAGAAGCAACTCCACCGTCAACCACTTTACCTGCATTTTTTATAAAAGCTGGTGACGATATTGTGACTCCACCTTCACCATGAATGCAAACATTTTTACCTCCAGCTAATTTTATTTGATCACCAGTGGTAAGTATTATTTGACCATTTGCAGAAGCTAAAATATTACCAGATCCAGACGGGCCGCTTGTCTCTATGTAAATATTTTTTGCTTTTAATCTAATGCTTCCGTTTTCGGCAATTAATGCAATATCTCCATTTTTTGCACAAATAGATCGTGCTATTCCACCATTTTCTTCAGGATCTGTTTGATGTCCACAAGTCTCATAATTACTACGCATTATATGTTCAACTTTATTTCCACTTTTACCATATACTATTTGACAGTCAGTTGATGTGATAATACTTAAATCTCGTCCATCATCCCCAGATTCTGGAGCTATGGGTCCACAATGTATAAAACAATGCGAGTTATTTGCAATAGTATAGTCTGGGGCTGACTGTGGCATTATCTGGAAACGCAATCTATGATTCGTACAAGTTTAGCGGGGTCAATTGATTTTAAATTGTTTTCTTTCAAAAATTGATCCAATGGAATAAAATCCAAATTTACTCTAAATTTAGCGCCTAAACCTTCTCTGTTATTTATTTCTATTTCTGGAACTCTTGTAAATCCGTAACCAGGATTTATAACATTAACTGCAACTATTGACCCATTTGGACTAATCACTGGAGTTAATATGGATCCTCCACCAGCAGTTATTGTAGTATTTGGTGGATAATTGTTTCCAGGATTTATTGGAGTAACGGTGTTAATAACAGCAACAGCAGGAGTTCCAATAGAAGTATCATTTATAGTTATTGATACACTACTAACCACGTAGTCTGGTTTCAATAAATCTTTTTTTATTTTTACATAAAATTCTTCCTGTCTTTCAGTAGTTAAATCTGCTGAAATAATCTTACTGAATGTACCTACATTATTACTAATAACAAAATTTCCTGTTAAAGAATTATCAGTAAAATCAGAAGCTGTTACAGATCCAAATAAACCAATTATTTCATAAAAATAACTTCCATTATCTGCAGGATCACTAACTTTAACCTCAAAATCTATAATATCACCTTCACTAACAACTGTTTTGCTTGGAGTACAAATAAATTTTCCAGGAGATGGCAAAATTTGAACTGGTGGAAGTTGACTTAAAGAAGTATCAGTTATAGTTATTCCTCCACTAGTTGCAACAAGTGCAGGAACATTTGGAATTCTTTTTATTAAAACATTAAATTGTTCGGATACTTCTGTTAAGGCATCTTTAGATATAGTTTTACTAAATGTTCCACTATTGTTTCCCGGAGAAATATTATTGATAGTAAAAGATCCAGTTAAAGTATTATCAGTAAAATCAGAATCTGTTACAGATCCAAATAATGAGATTATTTCATAATAAAAAATTCCAACATCTGCAGGATCTGTACTTGTTACTGTAAAGTTTACAGTATCACCTTCATTAGGAAAAAATGTACTTGGTACACAATTAAATGCACCTGCAATCGGTGCTGGTGGTGCTGGTGGTGCTGGTGCTGGTGGTGCTGGTGCTGGTGGTGCTGGTGGTGGTGCTGGTAAGGGACTTACACTTATACTAACTTTTTGATTAGTTGTTTTGGGTCCAGAAGAATATGGATTATTTGCTGTTAATTCATATTCAATAGTAGCATTTCCTGAACTGGGGAATGGAATATCTACAGGCATTACAAAACTTAATGATCCATCTGCAGGAATACTTGTATATCCAGTGAGAGGATTTTTAAAACCAGTTGCAGATAAAGAACAATCAATTGCATCTGTAGTATCCCAATCAAGTTTAACAATTTGACCAACCGTAACATTTGTTGGATTTGCAGTGAAATTATTAATAGTTGGGGTATTTGTATTAATAACTGGTGGTGATGTAGGTATGAGAGATCCTTTTACTGGATCATTTACTGTAAGAATAAAATCTTTTGTAACTATTTGTGGAGCTGAATTTTGTTCATTTTTAACAGCGGTAATAGTATAAGTAACAGTTGTTTGTTTTTTTCCGCTAGGAAAGGTTGGATTAACAAGGACACTTGCCGATCCAATTAATGGAATATTATTAAATCCAGAAACATTTAAAGAGGCAGACGTAGCATTCACAATTGACCAATTCAATGTAATTGTATTATTGGTATCTACTGGATTTGGAGATCCAGTAAAAATTTGGATTACTGGAGATCCTGAAGTTGCAGTTGCAGTTGCTGAACTGTAATTATTTCCCGGATTTATTACATTAATATTACAAATAGATTTTCCTTTTTTCTTAGGAGGTAGAGATTTTTTTGAATTTGGTGAAGTTGTAAATCTTTCAAAAAATCCATGACTGGTAGAAAGAATATAATCATTCCAATCATCACCACCATTTTCAACAACTATAGATGTGTTTGGTAAAGATCCACTAGTTAATATTTTATTAACTTTTTCATTTCCAATATATAATGCTCCAGATCCAGAAGATACTGAAAGAGGTCCATAAATTTTTCCAGGAACTAAATTAACTAATCGTTGTACTTTATTTCCTGAAAATCCTGGACCAGTCAAAGTTTCATTTTTTGTTTTTGAAACTGGTAAATTTACAGCATATCCAGTTTCACTTCCTGTTGTGGTGAATAGAACATTTATTGGAGCAGTACTTGTAGTAGTTGTCGGTGCTGTAGGTGGGGTAACATATGACGCAAAAAATCCTTCATTTGTTGAAATAACATAATCATTCCAATCATCACCACCATTTTCAACAACTATAGATGTGTTTGGTAAAGATCCACTATTATTAACTCCAGAAACAACTTGATCCCCAACATACAATGTTCCTGGATCACCTGTTTTAACAATTGGACCATAAACTTCACCAGATTTTAAATTCATAGATATTTGTACTGGAACATTATTTGTTGAAGGATATGGAAGAGGTGGAATTTTAGCTCCACTAATAGTAGTTCCAGGAATATTAACAGAGTATATGAATGCTGCTTCTTTAGTTAAAGTAAATGTTACGACAACTGTTCCTGCAGAATCAATTGGAGTTGCAGAAGTTAAATCTAAATAAATTCCCGGACCATTCCATCCAGTAACTGCTGTTGAATTTGTAGAATTTATTAAATTTAAGTAAACGCCAGGACCATTATACCCTACAATTTTCTTGGATTTTTTTGAAGATGAAGGTTTTGGACACAATACTGCTAATGCACTAGCATTAATTCCACAACCACCAGGATCAACTATAGAGACAAAAGGAGGAGAAGTATAATCAGATCCTCCATTTAATAAATTGACACCAATAACTTCGCCAATTTGATTAACTACCGCATTTGCTGCTGCCCCAGAACCACCACCACCAAATATAACTACTTGAGGTATTCCACATTTAAATACTCCCGTATAACAATCTCCAGGGGACTGAGAAGTATTACTATTTGGACCAAAAAATTCTGCTAACCAATCTTCTGCTTTTGTCTGTTGAGCATCAACAAAACCAGAAGCAGAAGCAGTAAAATTTTGAAAATTAGCAATTGCACTTGGCTCTGGTCCACCCCAAATAGATGCTTTAAAATTTTTTACTTCCGGGCATTCTGGACGGGCACAGAAAAATGCTTCATAACCAAGAATTTGATCAATAATTCCATTTACTTGCCCTACAATGTTGATTACTCCACCCAGAACATCTCCAAGTTGATTTAAAAATGGTTGAATAGACTCTTCTATTTCTAATGAAAGTCTATTCATCATAGCATTTAAATAATTTTGAACCGCACATAGTGGAGTTTGTATAATTTGACCAACTAAAGAATATAAAAAATCTCCGGCAAAATCAACTAACCCATCAATAATATCATCAAATGAACATGCGAGTTGCTCTATCAATGTTTGTAAAACACCTTCTTTGATTTGCTTGGTTCTGGGAGTTAAAAAAGATTCTAACGCTTTATCAATTAACTCCCTAATTTTATTTAATATCCAATTTCTAATTCTCTGAATTAAAGTTTTTAAAATAGATGCAATTGCTTCAGATACTTTTGTTATTTCTCCTGCAATATTTTGAATCATATTAATTGATCCAACAATATAAACATTACTATATTGTTGTATACCTCTCAATAAAGTAAAAAAGTTATTTAATGTTACGCTAAGATCACCTAATATACCTTCACCACAAGGATCTCCTAGATTCCAAGAATAATTAGATAAAAGTTTAAAATTTTCATATGAAGATGTTGCAAAATAATGTTGGGTTTTGCCATAAAAAGTATCATTTATTTTCACATTATAATCAATTCCACTTAAATCTTTCCAATAATTCGGAAGATCAGAATTATACGCATTTGGAATTAACTCTGCCATATTTTTTAATCTCTACCAGGAAATAAGTTTTCGGAAGGAACTGTTGGTTTTTCGGAAGGTCCTTGTCCAGAAGATAATTGATATGGTTGTGCAGTTATTGTACCCCAATAATTTAAAGTTGTTTTAAATTCTGTACTTTTTTGAGATTTTTGATCTGATAACGTGCATTCATACCCAGGATTAGATCTACCAATTACTCCAAGAATTAAAGGTCTTTCACAGTCATCATCTAAAAATATTCCCATTACCCATTCACCACCTATAATAGCTGTTGATCCTTTATTTAGTGTTCCTTGAGAAGAAGGTTTTAAAATAATTGCCCAAGGCAAGTCCTCATCAGCAAGAATATTACCTTCTTTTGGATGATATCCAACTATCCTAACCTGAACCCTATCACCCCACATAATAGAATCTGTTTTATTATCCGTTTGTCCTAGTGGAACTTGTCCTACCCACCATTTTGGTGAATTTTTACCAAAAAACCCTGGTTTAAACATTATTTCTATATTTTTCCTCCACTTGTATATATTCCATAAGTATCACGAATCAAAGTAAGAGAAGTAAAAGATCTTTCAGAATTAAATTCATGGCACAAATGAAGAATTAAATATTTTCCACTTTGAGATTCATCTATTGATCCAGAATTTTTACTACTTGCTGTTATTTTTTCAAATTCGCAAGTAATCACATTCCCTGCTCTTAATTTTGGATTACATGGAATAATAATATTTAAAACTTGACTTATCAAAAGATTATATCTCATTGAAGAAACCGCAAGATATTGGCGAGGATCATTATTAAGATTTAAACTTAATCCCTTTTCCATATTACCAGTATCTAAAATAAAATTATGTGTTCTGGTAAAAACACTTTTATCTGAGTTTGGATATAAATCAGATGAATATTCTTGATCTCCTCCAAGAACTTTTATTTTAGATCCTTTTATATTCGTAAAAATTTCTTCATACTTTCCAGTTGAAAGATCTAAGAATACATTTTTAGATCTTAAACCTCCAGATCTAAGTAAATCAAGAAGATTTTGATCCTTCACAAATTCTGGTGGAGTTAAAATTCTATAATCATTATTATCATTATCTATACTTGAATTTGCAACATTATAATATTGATAAGTTTCTACCGAAGGGGAAGATACTAAACTATCTACTGATTTATAATTAAAACCATCCTGGGTCTCCCAAAAAAAATATCCTGCAGTTCCATTTACAGGTATAGATTTTGGACATAATGATAATATAAGATCAAATGGTCTTTTTCCATTTCCAGGAAATGCAGCAGAATTTTGTGTGGGTTCTACTTCCATTATTTTATTGGAAGGTATCTTTAAATCATTAGAAAGTATTTGAGATACTGATTTTGATATATTATTATAATACTTAGAGTAAATGTTTGCATTTTCATTATTAACAGCATATTTTGAAATTAAATTTAAAGCAACAACTTGTTTAGTAGATTCTTGAGATGGAGAAGGTTTAGAATTAACTATAAGAGGATATGAAGTAAAATCTAAATTTCCAAGTTTACTTTCAATTTTAAATGAAACTTCTTCATCACCACTTCCTCTTATTGGCAGTGAAGATACTATGGTTCCATATCTTTCTTGAATGTCCTGTGCTTTTTCCGCTTGTATTGCATTTCCAGAATCTACAAAAACTATTTTTGCTGTTATATGTGGAGAAAACAAACTTTCATAATAACTAAAATTAACAGTTCTGCCTTCTAAAGAAACTTCTTTTCCTTTCTTACGAACTGTAATCTCTGAATATTTGGAAGATTTTGCAGCGTTTAACATTTTATACTAAACCTCGTACTATTATAGATTGTTGATTATTTACTACTTCTTTTGAAGAATATGTAGATCTTTGTTTAACTGGGAATGGTATAGGAACTGGTGGTCCTGAAGTAATAATTGGTTGTTGTGCAATAATAATTGTTTGTTCAAATTCCTCTTGATCAAATTGTAAATTATTTTTGACCAACTTATTAGGTTCAATTAAATTTGAAGCACTAGAAATTTGATTGCTTTGACTTTTTACCCTCTCAAGTCGTTTGTAAAATTCATCTTTTGTTATTCTATCTCCATTTTCATCATAATACTTATCTTCAGGCAATCCAATAACATTTCTACCTTTTTCATAAGTTCCAACTCCAGGTATTTTAACTTTTTCTCCACTTCCAGGTTTAGAATTAATTACTGTTTTTAATCTATCTAAATTTTCTTGTTTGATTACAGGATCAATTTTTGGTTTAACATCTGGTTTTTCAATTTGAGAAAGAGGTGTTGATTTTGATCCTTCAGTTAAATGTCCAACAAATCCTTTTGTTCCTAATAGTTGCGCCCTATATCCAAATCCATCAGGATGATATTTAACTGGACCAACAGGAATGGGAATATCAGTAGCACCTAATGCAACAATGTCAATTCCACCCCAGGAACTTTCCATTGATCTTGATATATGAGCATTTTGTTCTGCAAGAATAAGATTTTGTATTTGACTATCAGTTAATCTTTCTCTAGAAGGATCATAAATTCTGTTAACATCAAGATTACTCAACACAAATCTTGTTTTTCTGGCAATTAAAGCTTTTACAACTCTAAAAGCGGCTCTTCTAGAATCAACTAATCCTTGATTAGATTGTTTACCAACATATGCTAGAGTTTTAGGATCTAATAATTCCATAGGTCCAATATGCATATGAGGTCCTGTAGATCTTCCTGTACTTCCTTGAAAAGCTGTATTTTTACCCTTTAATTCCGTTGGAGTATATGGAGTAATTACCTCACCTTCAATAATAGTAGGGACATTTGCTGGTTTTAATTTACCTTTTCTAAATTCTTCAATTTGAGCACCTTTTGGTTCAAATCCAAAAATGTGACCATTCCTTGTTACTTCAGTATCATCTGCTAGTTGATTATATGATTTGTTTTCTGTTGAAGTTGATCTAAAACTATCCCTTGGACCAATAAAAGTTTTTGCTGATGATTGCTTACTGGGGTCTAAAATTGCTGCCGCCGATACATCCAATTGTTGTGGAGTTTTTCCATTCTTTTTAACAAAAGCAACAGCACTTTCTCTGTCCACAATTTTTCCCCAAGCAGATGGTCCACCATATCTCATAACTGGAGTATATTGTGAAGGTGCCAATAATGCGGATCTTATGCTTCCACCAGTCTTCCAAGGATCTCCTGGAGCACCAACACGATTATAAGTTACTTGAGCAACATCAGCATATCCTTGTTGATTTATACCTTCATATAGAGCAACAGTTGATAATAACCAAAAGTCAGAACTATCACTTTTTACTACTTCACCTTCAAGAGGTATTTCATTACCTTCTTTTCCACCACCACCCCCACCACCTTTTTTATTATCACCCATCAATGACTTCAAATTTTTAAAATTTTCAATTAATTTTTCAAAGAGATTATTATTATTTTCTTGAATTTTTATATCAGTAAATTTTGCCACAGTATTTGACTTATACTTATCAAAAGATTCTGCTGATTTTATTGCTTTTCTTCCACTTGGAGTTCCGCCGGGTTTAGCAAAAGTTCTTGTGTTAATAGATTTTTTATTGGATTCAGTATTAGGTACTTTTTGTACCGTTCCACCTTTTGCAAAAGATTGTATTGGAATTGATGGAGGAGCTAATGGTGAAGGTAACGCTGGTGCTGGGGTTGGAGATCTTGGTCCAGAATTATACCTATTAATATTTTCTTTTCCGCGCTTAATAACTTCCTTAACTGAACTGCCTTTTTTTAAAGCTGCCATTCCACCACCAGATTTAAAAGAAGAATAATCTGGATTATTTACTGTTGGTGGGGGAGGACCAATAATTACATTTCCAATTACTCCTAATAAATTATTTTCTATACCAGTAAGAAGTGAATCAATATTATTAATTAAGTCTTCTATGTCCTTTCTTTGCTTCGGAGTATTTTCATAAACAGAATCACTTATCATTTTAACAACATCAATAAGAGACTTTAATCCATTTCCAACGTTTTTAATAGTTTCTTTTATACCGTTTATAATCCATGGATTTTTACCAAAAAATTCTTGAAGACCTTTAATAATTTTAGGAAGTTGATTAATCAATAATCCCATCAAAACAAGAGCAAAAAATTCTTTAATTTTATCAAAAATGCTCATAGGTGTGCTAATAAGTCTAGATTTTACAAACTCAATTGCTCTACTTATTTTAGATGGAGGTTTTTCTATACTCTGCTCTTTATCTGATCTTTTTTGATTTATAAATTGATTTCTAACAAAAGAATTTTCATCTGACCTAATCTTCTTTAATCTTTTATTGTTAGAAACTAAAGCACTTTGTATATTAGTAGAATTTAACTTTAATCTTTTTATTTGTTTTAAATCCATATTTTATACACCTATCATACCAAGATCGTATGGTGTTGAGAATATATAAGGATTACCAAGATCAAAAGAAGGTATTGCAGGAACTTGTGTTAAAGATCCATTAGAAAATTCTGGAATTTTTACATTATTAGCATTTGATGCCAAATTAATCGGTGGAATTTGATAAGGTATAATATTTGTTCTTCTAGTTGGTTTAAAGTTTTTAACAGGTATTTCTTTTTGTTTTGGTACGACATATTGACTTATTGTTTTTTCTACATTAAAAATTGATTGAGATTGTGATTTCCAAGAATCTACTGGAAGTGTTAATGGATTCTGTGGTAATTTTATTTCTGGTTGAGTATTTGGGGTGGGTTGAGGAGAAAAGGGGCGTGAACCAGGAATAGTATCACCAGGTTTATAAGGTTGTCCTGTAGGTTGTCCTGTGGGTGGTGGTGTTGTTGTAGGTTGTCCTGTAGGTTGTCCTGTAGGTTGTGTTGTAGGTTGTCCTGTAGGTTGTGTTGTAGGTTGTGTTGTAGGTTGTGTTGTAGGTTGTCCTGTAGGTTGTGTTGTAGGTTGTCCTGTAGGTTGTGTTGTAGGTTGTGTTGTAGGTTGTGTTGTAGGTTGTTGTTGTTCTGGAGTAGAATATCTTCCATATCCACCAGTTTCTTGAAATGTTCCAAATGCACTTTTTGGAATATTTTTTAATTTCTCTTTTCTAATTAATCCATTCAATTCTTTATTAAATTGATCTAATAATCTTCCAAATCTTTCAGAAGTTGAAAGTTGTCTAAAATTATTCTTTTCTTGCAAATCAACTGATTCTTTAAATGTCATCCATAATTTTCCAGCATGATCATTAATATCTTTTAATAATGGTCTGAAAAGCATTGCTGCAGATGATCGTATAACTTCTTCATTAGGAGCAAGCATAGCGGGAACACTATCAACATTTCCAGATCCAGGTCCACCAACTGTTCCCCCAGAAGAAAAAGTAGGAAGAAGAGAGCAAGTATCACACTTTTTACTACTATTTTCTTTAAATTGAATTGGTGTCTTTGGAATTGTTCCACCTTCCGCAGCATGTTGAACTCCAGGTTTATAATTTGGAATATAATCATTAAATCCAGGTGATTTTTGAGATACACCAATAGGTTCAAAAGACTTTCGAATTTCAACAAGTGCCGAAAAAATTGCAAACCACACAGCAGGATCTTGCCACCAGGGTTTTTGTTGTTGTGTAGGTGTTGTTGGAAATAGTGGTTGTGGTTGTGGTTGTTGTGGTCGTTGTGGTTGTTGTGGTCGTTGTGTTTGTGGTGGATTTACTGGTTTTACTGGTGGTGCTGGTACTACTGGAGGTATTGTTACTGGAGGTGTTACTGTTGGTGGGATGCCAGGTTGCTCAGGAAGCATTGACCTGATTGTATTCGCAAGAATTCCAGTAGCGATCAATTTTTTAATAACTTCAATAGCAAATTCAGGCGCTGTTTTTAAACAATTTAATATAGCTTTACAGTCAATTCCCCCAGCACCAGAAGTTTTTGCTTTTCTGAGATTATCCCACCCACCTTTTAATAAATCAACACCTTTCCGTAATCCATTTACAATCCTATAAACTTTATATAAAAATCCTAATAATTTACCAAGGACTAAAATACGAACAATCCATCTCCAATGTTCAGCAATAAAACTAAAAAACTTTCCTACTTTTTCACGATTTTCTGGAACTTCTAACCATTTCCATGCACTGTTTACAAGAATTCCAGTTAAAAGAATACTAAAAAATTGAAGTATTTTATCAAAAATAGATTTAGCAGGTTCAGTTACTTTACTAAAAGCTTGTCCAATTTTTTCATTAATTTTATTGGATGATTCAATAGATTTTTCTTTTGCGGATATTTTTTGTTTTTGAACAGATAATTTTGAATTTGCTAAAGTTTGTTTTTTTTCTGTTATTCTATTAGCAAAGTCAAGAGAAAGTTGTTTTTGTATTTCAACTAAAATTCTATTAGTTTCTACAAGAGTAGAATTTATAATTTTATCATTTTTAGTTGACTGATTTACCTGTGTCTTCAGTAAATCAGTCTCTTGTGTAAGATTTTTTTGTTTTGGTTGGAAAAAATTAAAACTAGATGTTTTAAATTTTTGATTTATTATTTCCGGAATGCTAGAAAAAACAGAGGAAGAAAAAGATCTCTTCCCTATTTTAGGTACTGATGGCGATTTAAAAAATGGTTGTTCTCCTAATGCCACTTACTGCCTCTGTTTTGCGTTTTCTTCCTCAATATATTGTTGTAAAAGAGATACATAAACTTCTCTTTCCCAGGGAATCATATTATCAAGTTCAGTCAAAGAATATTTATGATGCTGCATTAAAGAAAAATTAATTTTGTAATATGCCTCAAGACTAGTATGAGACATTACTAACTGAAAAAACTTGCTAGTCCCTCCAATACAATTTCATTATCCTTTTTAGTTTTTGGATTTTTAACAACTACAGTATGAGTTAGTTTTGGCATAGACGTAAAGAAAGACTCAATTTCTTTAAATTGTTTTGTATTCATTTGTTCAATAAATTCCACTAATTCTTGTTTGGTGCAATCTGATGCAGACCAACAATCCTCTGGAGTATATACCATATCAATACATGAAACTATCATATTTAAAGATTTATCAACATCAACATTAGTTTGCTGAAATTCAAAATTATTTTCAACAAATTGTTCCAATGAAGGATATTTCATTTTCATAGATAAATTATCATCAATTTTAATGATGTTAGAATGATTTTTTTCTTTATGAACTTTAATGGTATCTAAATTAATTTCAGTGGATACTTGAGTTTCCCCATCATCTGGGCAAGTTACATTAACTTCTATTTTTTCGCCAATAGATTTTGCCCTGATATTTAAAAATAGATATTCAATATCAAAAGTAGCAAGTTCTGATATATTTACACCTTTTGTTTGAATACATTCACTTAATATTTGAACAATAGAATCTGTGATTGATTTCATATCTTCAGACTCTAATGCCATAATTAATATTTTTTCTTCTCTCACTAAAAATGGACGATATTTAATTTTTTTACCAGTAGACGGAATTTCTAATTCATAAGTTGGTGTAGTAATTTTCGGTAAAGGCATAATTCCCTAATACAATTCAGTTATGATTATTTATGGGTTTTTATAATACTTATCATACGTTGCTTGGCTAACAGTCTTTCTAACTATTTCTCCATCTATTAAAATGTCGACTGTATAAGTACCATCAGAGTTCCAAATAGCTCCTTTAACATCGGCTCTTTGGGAAAATTCTCTAAACAAACGATAACGATCATAATTCATAGTAACAGTAACTTTCATAACTTCTGCTTCTCCATATGAAATTGGAATAGAAGCAATAGATTTTGGAAAAGCATTAATTAATTGATATGTTATATTAGTTGTTCCCTCAATGTCCCAATTGTTTTCAAACTTTTTAATGTAAATTCCATCTTGATTTTTATAAAGTTTTGGATAATTAAATCTTCTATAATATGGTCCAATGTTATTATCATATAAACTTGGTTCATCGGGAACAGGATCTGATGGAATTAATTTTTTACTATTTCCACCAGAAATATAATCCATCCAGGATTCAAAAAAAGCTAAAATATGATAATTATCATCAACATAAAAACTAAAATCAATGTCTGTATTAATTCTAGTATGGGCAAATTCTTGTGAAACTCCCATAAAATTATCCTTTACTTCCGCAGTTGCATAAGTAGATGCTGGAAGATTTGCATCACAACACAATAAAGATAATTTTTTTCTAAAAACACTATCCCAATTAATACCATAATACAAAGTATTATTTTTAAGATGATCTAAAAATGGTGTTGTAGGTCCAGCAGTTCCCCAAGCAGATTCTATAAAAACTTGAAATTTATTAGATCTCGCAAGACTACCAAATTGTTCCCTAGCACTAAGCATTGAAAGAGAACTAATTGCCGGAATTGGCATTTCTAAATACCTAATATTAGACTATTAATGTTATTTAGATGTCATATAAAGGAAAATATAAACCTTCATATCCCCAAAAATACAAAGGTGATTCAACAAATATCATATACAGATCTTTGTGGGAAAGAAAATTCATGGTTTATTGTGATTTAAATGAAAATGTCTTAGAATGGTCTAATGAAGAAATGTTTGTTTGGTATAGATCTCCTATAGACAATAAACCTCATAGATATTTTCCAGACTTTTTAATCAAAGTCAAAGAGGAAACTGGAGCAACCAAAAAATATATGATTGAAATTAAACCAAAAAAACAAATGACACCTCCACCAAAACCAAAGAGACAAACAAAGTCTTATATGTATGAAGCATATGAATATGCCAAAAATCAAGCAAAATGGGAAGCAGCAAAAGAATGGTGTGCTGATCGTGGATATGAATTTAAAGTTTTCACAGAAAATGAACTAGGTATTAAATAATGCCAAGAAAAACTTTAAAAGAAAGACAACAAAAACAAAGTGTCACAGACACTAATGATAATGTCAATAGAATTAGATCAGTAATTGATAGATTAGTTGGTAACGAAGATCCTGATGATATAATGTTAGAATTGATAGAAGTTTTAAAAGAATCTCCAAAAATTCCTTCAATTGGAAAATTTTACATTTTTGTTTATAATCCGAAAACACCAAATATACAATATGACCAAAATCCTTTTGTTGCAATAACAGATGTTTTTTCTTGGGGATTTCGAGGTATTAATTTTCATTGGGGAAAAGTACGTCAATATACTTGGGATGAAATACCGGGAAGCATTTACGAAGTTTATTCTTCAGAAATAAAAGATCTTGAGGAATTACCATTTAAAAAAATAAGACTAAATAATTAAAAAAAGGATAATGGCTACTGTACTAAGATATCCTTACGAAGCGATAACAGAAACAACAGATTATTTACAAGTTACAATTAAAAAGTATAAAGCTGGAGGTCTACCAGTACCTACAACAACTTTACCAAGTAGAAGTATATCATCTGTTGCTAATGTTGGAACCACTGCTTCATCTGTAGCAGAATTGGGTGACGATGGTATTATTTTATTACCTATGCCTTCAAATATTAGCGATTCTAATTCCGTTGGGTATGGTGAAGATTCAATGAATTCTTATGCAGGAATGGCAATTGGTAATGTAACAACAGCTATAAAAATCCAAACTCCAGAAGCTGCTCAAAATTATCTAACAAAAACCTTTGGGCAGGGTGGACTTTTGAACAAGATTATTGATGATAATGACGCGAAATTAGCAATTAACAGATATTTTGCCTCTCAAGCGGTAAATGTTTTTAGTGCAAACGTAACTCCAGATCAACTTTTAGCGAGATCAACAGGAAGAATGTTTAATCCAAATATGGAGTTACTTTTTAATAACGTAACTTTGAGGTCTTTTAGATTTTCTTTTAAAATGACTCCAAGAGATGAAAATGAATCTCTTCAAATAAAATCTATCGTAAGATCTTTTAAAAGAAATATGGCACCAAAAGTTTATCAAAATGCTGCATTTTTAGAAACTCCAAATATTTTTGAGCTTACTTATAGAAAAGGAAATCAAAACCACCCATTCTTAAATAAATTTAAACAGTGTGCCTTAACAGACATGATTGTAAATTATACTGGTGAAAATGTTTATGCAACTTATGCAGATGGGACACCAATATCTTTAGTTATGGATCTAACATTTAAAGAACTTCAACCAATTTATGATAGTGATTATGATAAAGATGATAAAGGAACTAAATTTTCTGGATCAGATTTAGAATACAAGAGAACTGGTGGAACAGAGGGAGTAGGATACTAATATGGGATACTTTAGAGAACTACCAGATCTAGAATATCTTTCTCCACTATCTGATAGAAATTCTTCTTCAGAATATATTACTGTTAAAAATATATTTAAAAGAGTTAAATTAAGAGAAGATATTCAGGGATATCTTACATTATTTAATAAGTATGTTATTAAAGATGGAGATCGTCCAGATAATGTTGCTGAAGAGTTATATGGAGATCCAACTTTAGATTGGGTAGTTTTAATTAGCTCGAGAATTATTAATGTTCGGAATCAATGGCCACTATCCGATAAAGATATTTTCTTATACTCGGAGAAAATATACGAAGATTCTTTAAATCAACCTAGATTTTATGAAACAAAAGAAGTAAAAGATTCTAAAGGAAGATTAATTTTACCTGAAGGATTAATAGTAGATAAAAATTTTAAATCTCCACGTCCAGAAACAGATAATGAACCAAATACTTCTTATGTGAAATTTTATGATAGTGGATTAAAACTAACAATAACAAAATATAATATTGTTAATTCAGTTACAAATTACGAATACGAAACTAGAAAGAACGACAAAAAAAGAACAATAAACGTTCTAAAAAGAGGATATTTACAACAATTCTTAAATGATAGTAGAAAAATAATGCTATATTCTGAATCTACACAATATTTAAACGACAAATTAAAACGGGGAGATAATATTAGAGTTAAATCACCATAAGAGTTTTAAATTTTTATCAAACATCATTACATATCGGTGCTTTCGGGAGCGTTCTTTCCATTCTCCTGCAGCACCTTTAATTTTGCCTCTAGAGTGTTTAGTTCCGTCTGCATAGTAGAAATCTTTCTTCGCATCTGTAAGTCCGCAATATTTAAAGTTACAAGCCCTATAGATTGTGCCAGAATGAAAATCACTATCAGCGTAAGAGATGATTGCTTTAACTTCAGTATCCTTCCGTAACTGTCTAATCGTTCTTGAAACGAACCAAGAAGTGATATTATGTTCATCAGATTGTGTGTCTGGGTGGATGCAGAGACGTGAAAGTTCAAATAATCCTTGCTGTTCATTTCTTTCTAATCCAAAAGCACCTTTTGCGATTTCTGGAACTGGCAGACCTGTAAAAATACAAACTCCTAGAAGACCACCAACATTTAAAGGACTGAAATCATTCTTTTTGAAAAGTCCGTAATTGTATCCAGACTTAAATCCTTTTGAAATGTCTTTTAAATAGTGATATTCTAGGAGTACTTCTTCTGCCTGTTTTTTAGAAATCCTCTCAATATAATAGTCGGACTTCATAAATTAATTTAATTTCCATAAAGATTCACCATCGATAGTTAAAAATTGTTCATAATCAAAGGATCTTAAAAAACTAGAAATCTTTTGAAAACAAGGTATGTTATCATCTAATTCAGATAACCCATGCTCAAACTGAATAAAACAAATTTTTTTCTCTTTGAGAAGTTTTTCTGCACCACAGAGTATTTTAAATTCTGATCCTTCAGTATCAATTTTCAAATAATCAATTTTTTCTAATTTTAAATCATCAAATATAGTATCTAATTTTTTACATTGAATCTGTTTAATTTTAATATTTTCATCGTTCTTAAAATCATTTCTAAAATAGATACTAGACAAAACGTGCCTATCTCCTGGACAAAAGAAAGTTTCAACACAATCTTTATCTGATACACCTATTTTTAATAATTCTACTCTAGAATCATCTTTCCATTTAGTTTCATATGCTTGCCAGTGTAATGGTTCTATGCCGATACATTTTCCATCAGGATATTCTTCTAAAAAAAGAGCAGTAAAGTCATCATTCCAACCATAAACTAATGGTGCATAATTCATTTCAATAATTGGATTAATATTGCAACCTATATCTATTACTGTGGGATTTTTGCCCAAGTATGATGTAGAAGAACGTATAAGATTTTTATGAATTGAACTCATAAGTTTAAAAATTAATTAAAAAGGGAGGAATTCCTCCCAGTATTATAAATTTATCAATCGTCAGATGCTAATTTTGCAAAGTAGGACAAGGCATCATCATCTTCATCTTCTTCAACCGTAGCACGACGGGTGGGTTTGAGGGAAGACAGTTCTTCACGAAGATCCTCAGTTAGTTCACGAGTTGAACCACGAGTGTACTCTTCTTCATTTTCAACTTCTTCATCCATACGCTTAGATGCTTTTCCAAGAACAGAATCAAGACGCTTCTTCAGTTCTTCATAAGTCTTGAACTCACTAGGAGACATGAATTCTGCAAGAGAATACTGCTTTTTCCAGATTGCTTCCAGAGCATCATCATCATTCAGAAGAGCACCAGCAGCAGCAAACTCACTAGAATCATAGTTACGATAACCAGCGACGTTCTTTGCTTTCAGTTTGAAATTAGCACCAGTCCAGAAATCAAAAGGATCAATTGCTTGCTCATCTTCAAATTCAGGTTGCATTGCTTCGGTAAGTTTATCAAAAATTTTCTTACCATACTTGAAGAGAAAGACTTTACCTTCGTTCTCGGGATTGGCAGGATCTTTTACCACATAAATGTTGGAAACATAAGTCAGTTTGCGCTTCTGCTTACGTGCGACTTCTTTACCAGCATCTGTGCCGTTGTTCCAGAGACCAGAGTTGTGCTCACACACAGGACACTTCTGATTAATTGATGTAAGACAGTTATCAATCAACCAACCACCAGGACCTTGGAAAGCATGAGAATATACTTTCACAAAAGGAAGATCTTCTCCTTCGGGGGCGGGAAGAAAACGAATAACAGCATAACCATTACCAGATTTGTCGCAGTCAAGTTTCCATACGCGGTCATCGGTGGAACCACTGGAAGTATTCATTTTTTCTACTTCTTTCACCAGTTTTTCGGTGAGAGAACCAAGTTTGGATTGTTTTTTAAGATCGGCAAATGCCATTTGGATACCTCGGATAAATTGGATTTGGGGGATTACTCGGATAGTATAACAGGATTCGGAGGATCAGTCAAGATATTTTTTGAGAGATTCAATCGTTTTTGTCATACTAGTGAATAAAATTTGCATATCAGTTTCTGGGGAAAAACCCATAAGTGCAACTGATTTGCGAAGGTTCTCTTTCATTTCAACCGCTTGTGGGTCGTCTGAGAGAGATAACCTAGTATACATTACTCTTTGCTTTTCTAGCAAGAGTTCTAGTTTTTCAATGTGTTCCAGTTTTTCTTCACGGGACATTATGCCGAAAGTAAGAATACTTCCGTATATTTGTTCTTGGAGTTCATTAATTTCTTTTAGTTCATCTTGAATAATATCAGAATCAAAAAAACTACTCATTGATAATGTCCCGTAAAATTCTTTTATACTGGAATACGTCAATATTTATGAACGGCATATATTTTTTGATTTTTAAACTTACTGTTTCCCATACAGGATCGACAAGTTTTTTATCAAAATCTTTTGAAAAATGGAATATTTTTTCGTATATTGTTAAAGTTTCTAGCGATAGTTGCCCGCTTAGAAACTTTTTGAGAACTAGTGGATGTCCTTTGGAACAGTTCAAGACATCCTCTAATTTGATCTCTGAGAACAATTCGTTGCTTTGTTCTTTGAACAAGTAAGTCAAACTCTGTTGGCGTTTTTTCCACTCTAAATAAACTTGCTCTCCGCCATTTATTAAAGAACCGATCCATAAATTGCCAGGTGTGTCTGCTGCTACAAAGTTTGATACTAGAAAATCAACGACTTCTTTATCATTATACTTTCTCGATGTTTTCTCGAAGAAATATTTATCCCGGCGACGATTAAAGGATGTGATACTGGCACGAGTCTTCGCACCATATTTAAAGAAGTCGTATTTTGGATTTGTGAAATGATTTTTAAGTGACAAATAATGTTGATAAGTTTCAAAAGGAGTCACAATCATAAAGGCAATTTAGCACGCGATGTTTTTTTCATAAAATTGAGACGTGTTGCGTCCCACTTTAACCTTTCTTTCAAAGGTTTTGAAATAAGTTTAGTTACCGATTCTACCTCAAGTGCATTAATTTCACAATAGTGGCAAATTGCATCAATGTAATTTAAATTTTCAGTTGCTACAATGTGCTCTATTTCTAAAGCAAATTTAGATGGTGTAAGAAATTTATTTTCTATAACTTGTTCTAATTCTTTATTTGGTTCCATAGAGTTCCAGTTTATCTCTAACAAACTTTCTAATATATTGGGTAAGAAGTTTGATGTATTTTGATTTGTCTCTTTCTTCATAAACGACGCATTCTCCATTTTCGCAGGCCATAATAATTACAAGCTTTTTGACTGAAATACCAGTCAATTCGTACAACATACAACCATATGCCATACATTGAACAAAATAGTGTTCAATCCACTCTCGTGGTTTTGGTTTTTTAGAAGTCTTAAAGTCAATTATTGCTAACTCGCCGTTATATTCAGCGATACAATCAACTGTTCCAGCAATACCTAGTTGCTTACTATATAGGGACCCTTCAAGGGCGTAAATATTATTTATACGATTCAGGTCTGTTTTCGCAATTTTAAAGAGAAAATCTGAGATTGGTTGAACTTCTGGAAGACTCTCATTTTTGAGATGATGTTCAACGAGTGTGTGCATATCCGTTCCACGACTTGTTGCCGCTTTTGTGATGCGATCTGCTTCACCATCTCCAACTTTTTTACGCCATTTAACAAAAATTTCTTTATTAAAATGACTGGTCACAGAAGTAATTGAGACCAGTCGAAGGAGTTCTTCTTCGTCTGGAACTGAATAATAACGAACACCATCTATAGTCTCCCTTTCTAGTTTAGGAAGATTCAATTCAACGTGATCAAACATTAAAAACCTGCTTCCATTTTTGCAATAATGTACTCCTTAACAAGTCCAGAACGAACAATATCGTCTACACCAAACTCAATTATATCAAATGATGGCATTTTACGCAATATATTCATAAAATCTACAATTCCATTTCTTTCATTTGTTTTTTGCAAATCTGACTGTGAAGCATCTCCACAAAAACAAATTCTAGAATTTTCACCAACACGAGTGATAATAGAATCCAACTCATGAAAATTAAGATTTTGAAATTCGTCAACAATTACAATTGCATTGTCAAGGGTTGTACCACGAAGAAATGATGTACTCCAAAATCTAATGCTTTCTTGAGATTTAAGATTACCATAAAGCATTTCAAAATCAGCATCACTAGGCATCTGAAACATATACTTTACCATATTCTTATACGGAATTTGGTAAATATCTGCTTTATCATCATGAGTTCCTGGAAGAAAACCAATTTCTCTTGTAGCAACTAGTGAACGAACAATATAAACCTTTTCATATGGAGTTCTTTCATCAAGAACATCGCATAAAGCATTGTAAAGAGTTATAAAAGTTTTTCCTGTTCCTGCACAACCATAAGCAACTAAATGTTTTCCACTATCATAAGATTGAAAAAGTTTTTTTTGATTGTCCGTAAGAGGATCAATATCAACCAAAAAGTCTGCACTAATTGGTTTCCTTCTCTTCATTTGTTTTGCAGTCAAACCAACTCCAATAGGTTGGTCGTTGTTGCCTCTTTTTCTTCTTGCCATACTAGATCTTCTTTACTTTTGAACCAGGCATTTTGGCGGCACGACCTAATACGTCGTTCCAACCAGGATTTTTTGAAATCAGTTTATTTTGCCAATCACCAACTTCTCCCGGAGAGGGACAAGTTGATGGATCAGACCAATCACGTATCCATTCAGGATTATCTGTTTTCCACTGGTCCCAGTCGTGGATACTCATTTCCACTTCTTTCTGTTCACCAGTTTGAGTATTGACTACAGGATATACAGGCATAAAGTTATGAATTCAAGATAATTTATTTATTATGGACTTAAACGTGCTCTATGAAGGCGTTTTTCTTCATAATATTTCCAAACATTTGGAGACCATTTTTGGAGATGAGGAACAAACTGCTCACATAGTGCTTGAATTTCTAGTTGAGCATCCATTTTTGCTCGCAAGTCCATAATATGAAGAACAGAACGAAGGTTAAAAGAAACCACAAAGTTCTGACGAATTGCTTGTGCAAGATAATCCCTAATGTGCTCTTCACACATTCCTTTTTCGTATTTTGCTGCATAACGCTTACAACCCTCTACGATCCAGTTTAACTCATCTTGATAATCTTCTTCTGTCCAATCATATTTTTTACCATAACGATTGGTGTAAAATCCGGCAGGACGAACATAGAACACATCTTCTGGTTTTAATTCTCCACTAGCGACTTTAATTACTCTCTTACCAGTATAACGCTGCGATTGCACATCAAAACTTACACCCACTCTGTGGGTTCTTGCTTGCATTGCAACATTATGCACATACCCTGACACCGAAAAAGTAATTGAGGGGTGTTCTAGAGGACCCCAGTGCCCTTTCTCATTACTCAAAAGACGTTCTACAACCCACTCACCACATTCACTTGGTTTAGGAATTTGTTGGTTATGAATAGGAGTTTCTGAGTAATCACATTTTCCTGCCTGATAAATGACTTGTTCTGGAAGAGCATAACATTGAAGCATTACTACTTCAAGATTTTTATCTAGTTCCAGAAGGTCTTTTGCTTTAATAGGTTTCATTTTTTCCAAATCCTTTTGATGTTTGTGCTTCTAGTTCGTTTATTTGCTCTTTTACTGCACGGAGTTGTGCCTTCATTTCTTGAATTTTATCAGCATTATAAAGATGATCTTGTTTAATTAATCTTTCAAGAAGTTTTACAAGTTGTTTTGCTCTTGATGTATCAGTCATCTAAATCAGAATCCTCAAAGATTTCGTCGTAATCTAAAATTGGTCTTTTTCTTACCTCTGGATTAGTATAAGCAGGAATATCAGAATAAACTTCTGCTTTTAGTGAGTCTACAAGCAACTCCAAATTACGAACAATAAGTTTTAATTTGTCTTTATCCATAAGATATTATTCTCTCTGATCATTTTACACAAAAAAAGGGGGGAAGTCAATCCCCCCTTCACATTACAAATGAGTTAACATATCCCTACAGATTCTTTTGCAATTTTGTTGATCATCATCACACTCTATTAAACAATTGAGATAATCATTCATTAATTCATGTTGGTCTATAAAATCATCCACCTTATTTTCAAGATTTTTCCAAGCAGCCAATTGATTGTAAGAAATTAAGTTGTGCATAATAACCTCCATGCACAAAGAACATCATAATAAAGGAGTTTTCGTTCATTTGTATCACCTCATATATTCTACTACTATCTAGTAATTTTTATGAGAAAATTCACACTTTTGCAACAAAAATTTATGCCTATGAGGTTATACCTATAAAAATAGTGTCAAGACCGCTCCATCTTACACTGTTATTATTTTTTAAGGTCTTGGAGTTCCGTATACATTAGGACCCAATCTGACTACTGGTTTAACACCGCTGGCTCTATCAGGTGTAAGTCTTTCATTTTTAAATTGAGTTTCAAGACCTCTCATTGTTTTATAGTCTTGCGCTGCTTGTGCTCTGACTGCTGGATTAGGAGAATTTTGTGCAAGTTCACTCGCTTTCTGTACAGATCCAGGATATGGATTATTTCTGTCGTCAGTATATCCTCTGGCAATCAAACTAGGAGTTGTTGGTTGAGGAGTTGCTCTTCCAGGAGTTCCAGAAAGAGAACTTTCTGGTTTTATTTTAACAACTGTTGGTTGTGTTCTTTCTGGTGGATTTGGTTTAGTGGGTTCTGGTTTAGTGGGTTCTGGTTTAGTGGGTTCTGGTTTAGATGCTGGTTTTGCAGCACCACCACCACTTACATTAGCACTTAAGGATCCAACAGCACCTTGTCTAATAGATGAGGTGCTTGTGTCGGCATTTGGAATTCTATAAGGAACTCCTTTCCATTCTTTATCTCCACCACCACTTTGTGTATTAGAAATAGAAGCACTGATTCCTTTATTGATTTTATCACCTTGCCCAGAAACAGTTCCTCCACCAAGAGAACCTGATACAGAAGACTGAGTTCCTTGAGCACTTTTTCCTTGTATAGATCCAGTTACAGCAGTAGAACTACCAATAGGAGCGCCAAAAGTTTTTCTAAAACCAAGAGTTGCTCCAGTTACTTGTTCCAATACAGATATAAATTCGTTATAAGTTCTCATTCTTCTTGACCTTTTTATATATTTAGTAAAAAAGGAGGGAATCAACCCTCCTTTATATCAAGCAACTTGAGGTTGCTTCGCCATATTCAATTGTGCAATATAAAGAAGTTTTTCCTTCTTATCTTTTTTCTTAAGATAACGAACGAAGTAAGTATTCATTTGTGCCCCTCCTTTACAAACTTAACACCACGATAGGTTTCGTTGTATTGTTGAGGTTGTTGCATCATTTGCTGTTGATATGCGATACGCTTTTCCGTATCATATTCAACGCCACGATATACGACTTTAGACATTAGGTTTTCTCCTTAGTTTTTGAGGTTAAAGAGCGTTCCTTCAGTCGGCTTTTGCGTTCGCTATTTGCGAATAGCGAATGAACGATCCGTTCCGAGTCGGCTTACTTCCGTCCTATTCAGTTTTAGCACTTGATTTTCATAACATCCTTTCGGAGTTCTAATAGCAATCGGTCTTCTCTTCTTTGATCTACTACATCGTCGTTTTTAACGATGTCCATTAGTTCCCACGCTGCGTCACAACTTATTGTCACTTGATTGGATTTGGAAAATTGTGGCGTAGAAATAGAAAGAAGTGGAACCCATGCCAAGAGCAAAAGTGCCTTAGTCATAGGATGAACGTTAGAGGATTATTATACCTCTAGTTACAATATATAGTCAAGTTTGTATATTTAGATACATTTTAGTATCATTATTATACTAAAGAGCGAAAAAAATTTTAAAATCTTCACGAGGAAAAATTTACCGGAAAATTTTTTACCCTATCTGGGAAAATAAAATCCAATTTTGGTTTTAACGTTCAATATAACTTAAGGTATGATTGGATGCATAAAGTTGATTAATAATCATATCACATCCAATTTTTGGATTACAGTCGCCACAAGTATAAACATCCACAGCTGCCTTACCTTCCTCAGGCCATGTATGAATACTAATATGACTCTCTGATAACAAACAGATTACAGTAACTCCTTGTGGTTCAAACTTCTTTGAAATAGTCTGAATTACATTGGCCCCGCTTGCAACTGCTGCGTTTTCTAATAAGTCTATAAGACATCTCTCGTCGTCCAAAAGAACAAACGAGCATCCATACAAGTTAAGTAGATAATGCTTTCCCATTTATATCAATAAAAAAATAATTTATTTTCTTTTTTTTCTATCTGGTATTTTATATCCCCAGAGTTTTGGATTAGTTCTTCCATATCCAAAATCAATTTTTTGAATTGTTCCAGGACCAAATTTATCATAATAAAGATCAAAAATTCTAGATCTAGTTCCTCTACACAAGTCCATATGAACTTCTTCACCTACCTGATACCAAATTAGATATGCATCGTTAGGCCAAGAAGAATCTTTTACTTGATCAAGAGATCCATTTTCAACTAAAATTTGGCAACCATATCTAGGAGGAAGAACTTCCTTTTCTTCTTTTGTCCATTCAGTCATGTCCTCCTCCTTTTCCTGAGACCTTTGAGTTGCATTACGAAGTTTACTACTCATACACGATTTCCCCACTTAATATCAGGATAAGCCTGAGAAACAATTTCTTTTGTAATTTTATATTTTGTTTCCAATTTTTTATCTTTAATTAGACAAACAATTTCCGCTTCGAGTGGATGAAGTCCTTCAAGAATATTAATAAACATAGTTTCTCTACGAATGGAACTTAATCCATCATTACCACCTTTAATAAAATTATAGAACATTTTATATTCTTTTCTGATTGAAGATCTACCCTGATCCTGAGATCCAAGGGAGTTAGTTCCAATCTCGCCCATTTTTCCAACAGCATCACTAATTTTTCCAGACAAAGTTCCACTAAATGAATTTTGTTCTTTTGTACTTGCATAAGGAACTTCACCTTCTGGGAGAAGTGAAATTATAGATTCATCAAAATTCCAAATAAAAATAGCCTTTAAAGAAGGATCTTCATATTTTTTTAGAAATTCTATCTTTTTTGCATTTGATCTCTGTTTAGAAACAAGAGATAAAACTTCAAATGCAAAAGGATTAGATGGTAAATTCTCCGATTCTTGAGTTGTTGTCTTTGTTGTTTTGGAAGATGTAGTTATAGTATTACTCTTCTTCGCCATTGAATTCTTCGTCATTGTCATAATAGTTCTCAAAATTAAATGCAATTACCTCATCTGGAATTAAATTTCCTTGATTATCAAACATTTCGGGGTGAGGTCTTGGAATTTCCCGATAGTTCATCATATATTCTCTAGCAACCCATCCACCTATAAGTCCCACTATAAAAAATAAAACGGTTAAAAATGAACCGAATACTAGACTAACTGCTAACATTTTTTTTACCTCGGGAAACTACTTTTCTTTTCCTGGATTTGAAGGAAAATTCAAAATAAATGGTTACTTCCCGATTTAGAAAGCAAACCATCTTTTCAAAGATGATATGAAACGGTTGAGTTTGCTTTCTTTTACCTCCATTAAGAATAAATTCAACACCACGATTTCTGTGGTTTTCTTTTTTATTTAGGTCATGATTAAATGATTTGCTGTTCCTTGAGGAATTTGATTGTGTCAACTGATCCTCCTATTTTTATATCATTACAAATAACTTGTGGAAATGTAGATCCTTCTCCAAATTCTGCATAAAATTGTTCTTTATTAAACTCCTTATCAAGAGTATAAGTAACGTATTTTTGATTTGTCAATTCTAACACGTTTTTGACTTTATCGCAATATGGACATCCTGGTTTTGAGTAAACTGTAAAATTCATAATTGAAATGTGTAATTTTTATATAGTTAAAATCCCAAATACTTTCTACGAACAAAGTTTAAATCATATGAATTATTAGAAATTGAAATGTTTGGATTATTAAATGGAAATTTATATGGTTGACTAATCAACCAAGGAGAGTCATCAACATTTGGATTATAACCCCATTTATCACAAATATAATATTGATTACTTTCATTGGAGTAAAAAAGTCTTTTTTCTAAAGTTAACTCAGTTCTCCAAGTATGACTTCCCATTTTATTAAATTTTTCATGTTTTTTTTCAGTATAATTAATATCAATTTTTTTATTTAAAAGTTTATAGTAGTAATCAACATCTTCACAATAGGCTGGATAATAATTTTCATCAAACAACCCACACTCTTGAATAACATTGTCTTTAATTGTAAATAATTCCCAATTTTTTTCAGCAGACTGTAAAAATTTATTGTTGGGATCTATCATTTTCTCATAAATTTCCATAAGAAGTCCATTAGGAAAAGTAATATCATGATTACATATAATCCAGTATGGACACATTAAGTAGCATTTAATAATTAAGTTCCATGATGCTGCACAACCAATATTTGAAGGTAAATGACTGACTCTTACCCTGTTTATATATTTGTAACTTTTTTTACAAATTATATCAAGACTTTCATTTATTTGATTTCTACCATTGTTATTAACAATAAAAACTTCATTTACTGGATAATCAATACTTTGTATTAAATTTTCTAATAAATCAACACCATTAACAATTGGTATTCCAATAACTGGTATCATATCTCAACACCCATCTTAGCAAGATTATTGATCAAAATATCCTTATCTTTTTCAGAAACTGTATATTCTTTTAAAATATTTAAAAGTAAAGATCTAGATTCTTCAACTTTACCCCACCACCATCCAGAAACACCCTTTGCAAATAAAATTCCCTGTTTACCAGGATATTCAACATCGGTTTTTAATGGTGGAAGATTAAAATCACAATGAATTAATGCAAGTTCGGCAGTTGAATAACAATCTTGCCACCACTCACGCTTTTGAGCAAATCTTGCCAGTAAGAAATATGCTTCTGGGCGACTTGGTAAAAACATTTGTGCTTGCCATAATAATGATCTTGCACTACCGTCTCTTGTACCTTGTTTATCATAACAATAAGATGCACGAATTAATGCCTCATATGCAAGAGTAGGATCAGAGTTTGTTGCTCTTTCAGCGCACCTTAGAAAATATGAGAGAGCTGGGGCAGTGTGTCCTTGATTTTCATACCAAACTCCAAGATTAAAATTATGATCTGGATTTTCTGTATCTAAAGAATATGCTTCTAAAAGATTTTCAAGTTCTGTTTTTTCAGTAAAAGAACTAATTTTGTTTTTAGATTTCCAATATTCTAATACAGATTTACTTGCATGATAATGATTTCTTTTTTGTCCGACATTAACGTCATTATCTTGTTCTTTTGTAAATGTAGATTCTAATTCAACTTCTTCTACAAAAAGAGGAACAGTATAACATTTACCCAAAGTAGTAAATAATATATTTTCAATTAAAGGCATCACATTAGAATTAGGTATCTCTAAAAAGTAAACATCACCTTTAATATAAGTGTCTATTATTTTTTTAGCATAATCCCTTGTTATGATATAGGCGGTAGCACTCCAATCGTCCCAATATCTTTCTCTTACTTTAAAGTTCCCAAAGTCTTCCCGAATAGTAACCAACTGAACAACATCCCAATCATTAGGGAGATTTTTTATAAATTCTTCCCAAGTAAAGTCCCAGTATTGAACTGTCTCTAAACTAAGATCATCCTCACAAAAAAATGCATATTCGTCTTCAGTTTCATCATACCATTTTTTAATTGCTTTCAAATGAGAAACACAACAACCTGCAGTGCCAGAATTTAATTGGAAAAGATATTTTCCGACAACAGTATCATTAGATTCTGAAAATCTTTTTGAAACAATTGGTTCAATTTTTATTCCATAATTTAAAAACTGATCATTAATATTTTTTTGCCTATCCTTACTTTCCTCAAGTGTCATAAAATATGCTTTTGGAAACCCTTTTAAATTATTAAATTTATCATTCTCTTCGTTTGATGCAATATAAAATTGATTATTAATTTTATTAACGGTCCATTCAATATCAGATTTAAAATAATAATGTTTAATCTCAGATAAAGATTTTTGTCGGTTTATTTCAATATGCTGTTGAGCCATAACATATTCGGTCTGCCAATCAAGTTCTTCTCCATTATAATAAGAAGCCAACATATTACGAACATTCATTTCCAAATTTTTATCGGTATGATAAGCTTCAAAATTTTCTAATCTTTTTTTATCGGAATGAGGAATATGAATAATTTTATGATTATTTTCAATTTTTTGTTTTCTCAATCCCAAAAGTTCTAAACGATGAGTTAATTCATCATCTTCATAAGCATAGTATTTAATATGTACATCATTATAACCACCAACTTTTATGTAATTTTCTCTTGTGACATATAAAAGTCCTCTTAAATATTTAAAGTATGGACTTGAATTAATTTCAATTTGCTCATAATCATTTTGACCACACAAAAATGATTGATCATCAATTTTATAATGTTCAAAAAAATTATAATAAGGATTCAAAATATAATCAGTATCAACTTTAAGAATATATTTTCCAGTTGCAATATTTGCAGCAAGGTTTAAAGGTTGAGGTTGATTAAAATATTCTTTATTTGGGACACTTATAATTTTAATTCTTTGATCCCATTCCGTTAATTCTTCAAGAGATTCATCAGAACTCCAATCAACAATAATAATCTCTGTTATTTCTTTAAATAACAACCAAGAAGAAAGAGAAATTTTGAGAGGTGCATTTCTATTTTTACATGCACAAATTAATGAAACAGTCATATTAAAATCCATTCGTCAGGACAAACATCTTTAGATTCCCAAATAGTACCATCTTTATATGGGTTCCAAGTAAGTTGAGATATTTCATGCCACTCTTTTGTATCATGAATATAATTATTATACCACTTTTTTGGTGCTATAACTTTATTACTATCTGCTAACCAGGCACCCCACCAAGCAAAAGTACTATTTGAAACTATATGATATTTACACATGCTCATCAAACACAAATCTACAAATTGATTTGGAGCACTCGAAAAAGAAAATCTAGATCCAAAAAAAATATTTTGTTTTTTACAGTATTCTATATCATCAGAAACAATCAAAACTGGTATTCTTTTATCAAAACAAGACAAAGATTTTTTATAATATTCCAAATCAATTGGTTTCATAATACTATGATCTTTGTTATCAGATACTCTGATATGTAAAGACATAACTTCATTATTACAAAATAAACTATCAAATAACTCTCTAGACTTTTCAAAAATATCTTTTTTGAAAGTATAATGCTTTTTAATTTCTTCTTTTATATGTAAAAAATATTTTTCAGATTGAAAAAATCCAAGAATATCCTTATTAGGTGGACACTCATTAAAAAATTTTTGATCAAAAATATGCAAATCGGGAGATATTCTTTCAAAAGGTGACCATTCTGTTATTTTTTCTTGAAAATTATCAAGTTCAAAACAATCATAAAGATGAATATGATTTATAGTGTTTGGAGGAAGGACATAATCATAACCATGATGCTTTGATATTCCTAAAAATGCAGCATATTGAAACATCTGGTTTCCAAGTCTACCTAAATGCCCAAGATAATTATAACTTAAAATTTTCTGTTCCATTTAATTGCCCCAATTCATTAAATTGAAATATATTATTTGAATTTCCTCGGTATAAAATAGAAAATAAAGCACCATTACCAGTATGTAACACTAAGTATTTTGATTGAGAAATAATACGAATTGCTGCTTCAAGATTTTGTGACAGTGCAATTGGATCAATTACTGTTGTACTATCTTCAAAAAAATTCATCCAACGATTAGGAATTGATTCCATTTTTACGGTATCATTACCTGTTTTAGTTGTAGTCGGTATTTCTTTAAAATAAAATGCTTTATCTCCAAATTCATTCAAAAAATAATCTAATACTTGTTTCTGATCTGTTTGAATTAATATTCTATAATCTGGATTTTTAGACAAAATATTTTTAGCAACTTCTGCATATTTTTTTGGTTCTGCAATTGAAACCTCAGTAAATTTATCAGTTCCCCTATAAAAAATAGAAATTGTTTTTTCTAGATCTATATGATAATTATATTTTAAATTATCAATTATGCTAAGAATTCTTTCACTAGGTAAAAAATATTTGTTAATAATTTGATTATATTCAAAAAATGGTAAAGTATTAATTACATTATTAGATGTTTCATTTGCACTGACTCTATAAAGATTTTTCCAAATAGGAAGTTCTTGATCAGGATTTAACTTATAAAAAAATGGATAAATGTCTTGTTTTGGATTCAATTTATAGTTTTTAAATCCATGCTCAAAACTAATATTATCCGGAGAAATACCATGAGATAATAAAGTCAATATTGCAGAAAATGTTTGATGAACATTTGAATAAAATCCAGAATTCCACAAGCATTCCAATTTATTTTCATAAATTCCTAGCATTTCAACATAGCAATTAATATATCTACAATTATACAATAACATATTATTCTTGTAAATATTTTTTCATCCAAACATCAGTTATATGCATACTTTCATATAAGTTTTCAATATAAACACTATCATCTCGTTTTCTATGATAATACTCAAAATCATCAACAACTTTATAATTATTACCACCCTTTAACCAATAATAAGAAAAAGCAATCACGTCAGCAGCAAATACTTCCGAATAATCAGAAAAAAATTCTTTTTGAGTACGAATATATTCATGTTTGTTGACAATAAAATTTCCCCCATTTAGTATCATACAAATAGGATCAGTAATATTTACACCAGTTTTAACTAAATTTTTAACAAAATCAAAATTTATTTTATCAAACATATTATATTTGACATCTGTTCCAAAAGGAAATACTTTTGAAATTTTTGGAAAATATAAATTTTTTGGATCATAATCTAGTTTTTTTATTACATTTAATGTAGATATTTCAAAATAATTATCACTGTCTAAAAGATAAATCCAATCATTTTTACAGTTTTCAATTGTTCTATACTTATTTCTATACGGTCCAAAATTATTTTTATTATGAATTACTTTAATCTTATTTGAATTATTAAGACTAGAAATTATTTTATAAACATTTAAAATATGAGTTTGTTTCGAATTATCATCGCAAATAATTATTTCGTCAATGAAATCACTATGTAAAGCAATTTTTACAGCATCAAATATGTATTGAGAGGAATTAAAAAAAGGTATTCCTAAAGAAATTTTATCAATCATTCTTCAAAAATATAACGGTTAACAAAGTCCTTATTAACTCTTAAAACATAAGCAGCATTGTCTTGAAATCCAAAAGTGATCAAATAATCATTACCATATTCACACATACCAACAGCAAATTCAATCTCCGCTTCCAAGAAAGAAAATCTCCTCGAAACTTTTACAATATTCCAATCTTTATCCCAAACAATAAAACGATGTCGGTATGTTCCATCTTTTCTACCTGCAGGACTTTTAAACAAAAATGTTTCATGATTAAGTGCCAACCTATACTCACCAAATGGAATTACTTGAGATCCACCCCGAAGATCAATACACCCCAAATCTTTCCAATCTTTTACCTTAATCTGAGTTGTTTGTCCATTGTGAATATCATATTTAACAACTTCAGTACCATTTGTCCACTTTACAAAGTGGTACGGCAAATCGAGAATTGGCATCCAATTCTTTTCACAATAAGAATTATTATCACCTGGTGTTGGAATGCGATGTTGATTCAATTCCTTGACTTGCCCATCAATAATTTCAATTTCGCATAATTCCATTCTTCCAGTACCAATGGTGTCAAGATCTCTTCTTACACCACAAGTATAAAGTTTTCCTTCCCACCTAAAAATACGAGCGTCTTCAAGACCAACAAACTCCCAAAGTTCTTTATCAGGATGTTTAGAAGTATCAATATGAGTATGCCATTTGAGTCTCATATTTTCATCAAGTTCACCAATTACATTCCAAGTACGAAGACGTAAATCATTTTCGGGATGAATATAAACTAATGGACCCCAGTGATGCTCAAATATTTTTTTCTCAGAATGATAAAGAGTATAATTGATGTTTCTAAGATTTACAATAAGTCTACCATTATCATTGTAAATGGAAGGATTTGTAATTGCAGGTCCCTTTAAATCTGTTGAAGGAATAATTAAAGGATGAATAGATCCTCCATTTTCCAATGCAAGTTTTACAAAATTTTCACTCATAAATAATTTTTAACCACAAGAATAAGTTCAAAATATTTAGTTTTAATATTATAGCACAAAAAATTCACTATCCGAAATATTGAGAAATAATTTTAAATGTATTCTTTGTCTGCCTCACATTATAAACTATGAAGTGCCTGAGTTGCTTCCTGAAGTTTTAATTGTCCTTCAGACTTTTTTTGTGCTGCTAAAGTTTCATCACCCTCCTGTCTTATAATTTGTGATTCACCAAATAATGATTGTGCTTCAAAATAAGGAACGGCAACACTATTATACTCTGCTTCGGTTAAAACCTGAACACTATTTTTTCCACAAGGACTTGCAATAGTTGATACTGATGTGCTATCAGGAAGTTCTGCAAGGCAAACTTCAACTCCATCAACATCAGTTAACCAAACTTTTACATCCAGTCCTAGATACTCTTTCCAAGGATGTCTTTTATATTTTACAGAACAAGGTTCTTCACAACAAAATGTATTGCGTTCATCGTCAACATAATAGTGTTTAATATATTGCATGTTTAATTCTACAGTTTCAATTATTTATGGGAATCCCATATTTTTGTGATAGTTCAAGATTTTGTTCTTCCATTGTTTGGAATCCTTTTACTTGTGCCCAACAAACGATACTGTATCGTTTTCCTTTTGTAACTGGTTCAACGCCGTGTTTATAATGACGATTTGATGGAAAACAAATTAACATTCCTGGTTCTGGACGAATACGAATTTTAAGATCAGGAAATATAAAATCACCACCCTCAAAATCATCATTCAAATAAAACACCATTGAAAGATCACGATCAGTAGATTTCTTCCAAATCAATTCTCCCTTTGGTGTTTGCCATAAGGATTCTCCGTCAAGATGAGGACAATAATGACCTCCAACACTATAAGAAAGTATTTGTGGAACTTCACTTTGACTGATTTGAACACCATAAAATGGATTAATAATTTCTCTTACAGTATCTTTAAATAAATCTACAATTTTGGGAAACAATGGACCCATTTCAACATGTTGAGTATCTCTCACATTCTTATCTACTCTCCATTGTTTTGTTCCAGTCTCATTTGACTTTTGTGGATCAAATACAGATAAATCAGTTTTTTGAGATGTTTCAATATGATGACGGATTTCTCTTAATCCAGTTTCATTAATAATATTTGGTCTTATCAGAATATAAGATAAAGGATTATCAATCATAAAGTTTTAATTATTATAACATATATTATACTATATTTGTAACAATTTTCTTCACTGGAAATGCGCCACTTGATGCGGCAAGGTTATCACGAGCAGTACTTAAAACAGCACTGGGATTGATAGTCGTAATATCTGTTGAATAAGTTAATTTATCCACAGTTGATAATCGTGTAGGACCAGGAGTAGCACCACCACCAAAATATCCTGCCGTTGAGGATCCTGTTGCGGCATTACCAAAACGAGCAGCACTTAAAATAGCACCGGGAATAGCAGCAGTTGTATCAGTTGAATAAGTTAACTTATCCATTTTTGATGTTAATGGAAGACCACCACCAAAGTATCCTGCTGTTAAAGATCCTGTTGCACCACAACGATAAGTACTAGCAGTTAAATTAGCACCAGGAGTGAATGCAGTTGTATCGGTTGAATAAGTTAATTTATCCATTCTGCTTTGTACCCCAGGAACTCTACCACCACCAAAGTACCCCACTAGTCCGTTTCCTGTTGCCGCAAGATAAAAAGAACCAATACTTAAATTAGCACCAGGAGTATAAGCAGTTGTATCAGACGCATAAGTTAATTTATCCATTCTTGAATGGAATGTTGCTGCTGGTTGAAGACCAGCACCAAAATATCCTGCTGTTGAGGATCCTGTTGCAGCAGAACCATAACGAATAGTACTTAAATTAGCGCCAGGAGTATATGCAGTTGTATCGGATGAATAAGTTAACTTATCCATTGTTGATACTACACTGCCAGTAGTACCACCACCAAAATATCCTGCTGTTGAGTTTCCTGTTGCGGCAATAGAGTCACGAGCAGAACTTAAAATAGCACCGGGAATAGCAGCAGTTGTATCGGTTGAATAAGTTAACTTATCCATTGTTGATACTACACTACCAGTAGTGCCACCACCAAAATATCCTACATTTGAAGTGACACTATCAAGAACTTGTGAAGTTGTTGAAGTTGATGTTGGGTTTGGTTGTGCTCCCAAACTTCCAGTACCAAAATTAACTGACAGTGTTGCTGCAGCAGGTACTCCATTTGCTCTGGCACTTGATGCAGCAAAACTATTACGAACAGCACTTAAATTGGCACCAGGAGTATATGCAGTTGTATCGGTTGAATAAGTTAACTTATCCATTCTTGATACAGCTGCAGGAACATTATCAGTACCACCACCAAAGTATCCTGCCGTTGAAGATCCTGTTGCGGTAAGATATCGACGACCAGCAGTTAAGTTAGCACTAGAAGGAAGATTGGAAGTAATTTCCGTTGAATAAACTAATTTTGCAACTTCACTTGCTACAGTTCCACCACCAACAAAACCACCACCAAAATATCCTGCTGTTGTATTTCCTGTTGCACCAGCAACCTGACGACTACTAGGTAAATTAGCACTAGGGATGGCAGAAGTTGTATCGGATGAATAAGTCAACTTATCTACTCTTGTATAATAAGTACCAGAAAAATCACCACCGCCAACAAAGTATCCTGCTGTTGAGGATCCTGTTGCCATCAACCTTTGACGAGCAATACTTAAATTAGCACCAGGAGTATATGCTGTAGTATCAGTTGAATAAGTTAATTTATCCATTATTGTTGTATTAGTAGCACCGCCACCAAAATATCCTACTGCTACAGATCCTGTTGCACCCATAAAAGTACGAGCAGAACTTAAATTAGCACCAGGAGCAGCAGCAGTTGTATCGGTTGAATAAGTTAACTTATCCGTTGTTGATCCAGCAGAACCACCACTAAAGTATCCTGCTGTCGGAGATCCTGTTGCACCATGAGAATCACGATTAGAACTTAAATTAGCACCAGGAGTATAAGCAGTTGTATCAGTTGAATAAGTGACCTTATCCATTCGTGAATATGCTGCAATACCACCACCAAAATAACCTGTGTTTGGTGAAGTTCCCACAGGTGAAGGTAAAACCCAAACATCATTAAGATTTACCCACTCATCAGATAATGATATATCTACGATGTCTATTAATGCAAATACACCCCGAGTGTCAGTGGCCATTCTTTAATATTATTTTTTGATACAGCATAGAAGTATTTAGATCTTGCCCAAATCCTTTACCATAAGAATGCCAACGATTTGCACGAAATAAAATCATACGATTATACTTTGCGGAAATACTTCCATACTCCTTCCATAAGTCGGGATTGTTTGCAAAAATATTCAACAAATTATTTTCTTGAAGATTATATTTAACCTTTTCTTCTTCTGTTGGAAATGTTTCAAGTCCAGTGACACGATGGGAATAAAACTTCATTCCAAATTCACCAAAGGAAACCAATGGTAAAGATAGATAAATTACAACAATCCAATCAGCAAGTAAGTGAGCACACACAGAAGTATTTTGGTTCTCACTCAACACTTCATTCGTTGCACTGATAATTTCTATTTTATTACCAACAATGTTACTCAACTTATCATAAGTCTCATTGGTAATGACACACTGGTTTTCAAAAAAACCTTTATGATATTGGTGTGGAATATCATAAAGGTTATCTACAATGACAATAGACTGGTTCATTGTGCTATATTATTACCTTCAATTTGTTTGTTTTCTACACCAGGTGAAATTGCTGCACCATAACCAAGATCCTTCCCAGAAACTTTTTCATATCCCTTCATTACCTTGCTTTGAAGATCTGCAATAAACTCTTGTCTTCCTTGTGGATCAAGAAGTTTATTCATAGGTAGATAACCTTCGCTGAATTGATTTTTCTCATCCACAATAGGAGGTGCAGATGCTTGACGCATTGCAGTAATATTTGCACCAGAAATACCAGTTTGTGCTGAAAGAAGATCATCAAGTGCCTGCTGGGCAAGACGAGTATCCCAATAGTTTTCATTCTCTTTCAGGAACTGTTCTCTGGAAGGAGGAGTACCACCATTTCTTTCAACCAGTTTATTCAACATCTTATCCAGATGTTCCATTTGATGCATACGATCACGAATTTCTAATTCTGAATTTTTCAGATAATGCATCAGTTCAAGTTCTTCAAGATCATACCAACAGAGTTTCTTATGACCACCACCAGGTCCACCAATTTCCCACATAATTGGTTGAGTTTTATCTTTATCATGCCACTTATATTCAAATTCACGAACTCGTTCTTTCATTTCAATGAGTTTGAACATATAACCAGATGCCATTCCACGTCGCTCTTTGAGAATATGTTCAAAGGTCACTGAAATGTTATGAGTGTTCATACCAATGAACTTCTCAATCTGGAAGTTAGTTCTTCCTTGTGCTAGTTCCTTGTCACTTTCTTCCCAAGTAAATACATTTTGGGATGCTAATTTTAAAAAAGTGTCGTCATTAACTGCTTGCTCAGCATTAATTGGATTATAAGAAAGCGCAGAAGAGTTGTCAGTAGTCATACTATCCTCATTAATTTTGTAAGTCGTTTGGTCTAATTATATGTTCAAAAACATAATTAGAAATTATAAAAGTATTTATATTATACTCCAAAACCTTTATTGCGATTTTGATTAATTGCAAAGAAAGTTCCAGAAGATAATCCTTGTTCTTCTGATCCTGAATTTTGTGTTACCTTTTCAATTTTAAATCCATTAAATTTCAAATATTTAAAAAGCATTTCTTCATTATAGGATGTCATACCAATATGATATTCACCGACAATTTTTTCAACCTTATGAAGTAACTTTGAATTCATTAGAATTTCATATTCAGATCCTTCTACATCTAGTTTGAGTAACTTAACTTTTTGAAACTTGAACAGAATATCATCCAAAGAAATTGTTTCCACTTGAATAGGAACAAATTGTCCTTCTTCAAAATGAGTTTTATAGAATGAATTTAGACCAGTGTTTGGTTTATTTGGTAGGGTATAAAACTCCAAATACTCATTAGAAGTTTTCCATACAGCAAGATTATATGCAGCAAAGTGCTTATAGTTTGAGAGATTAGATCTCATCAATGAATAATTATTTGGTTCTGCTTCATATGCAAATACATTTTTACAACCTTTGTCCATACAAAGTTTGCTGAAATATCCTGCGTGTCCACCAATATCAATCACTACATCGTGCTCATTAAAGGTATCAACTTCATAGGAATTTTCAACATAAACTTCATTAAAGATCCAATCGTCCATTGTTTGAGGACGGAAAGAAACTGAATGAGTTGTAGAACCAGTTAAAGTTTCAATTGTATTTTTCCACATTTCAGAAACTCGTTTCCAGTTATATCGTTCTGAAACATAATCTGAAATGAGTTTAGAAACTTCGTGATAATATTTTTGTTCCTTATCATAATATTCCAATGCCATACAACAAGCATTGACAAAATTAATCAAAAAGTTATCTGTAACTTTCCAACCTTTGGATGTATTCTCACCTTCAATCGGAACAACAGTAGCATTCTTTTCACCAGCAACTTCTGCAAGTGCTCCAATGTTGGTAATGATTGGATATGCACCACACTTCATTGCTTCTGTCATTGCAACACAAAATGTTTCTTCCCAGATATTTGGATGAATAAAGAATGCAGATTCCTGATAGTGTTTGACTAATTCTTCACGATCAACAGCAGGAGAATACTCAACATTTTTCATTGTTTTTAAATGATCATAAAGTTGAAGATATGGATCATTTGAAGGCCCATACAAAGACATTGAAGAAAAGATTTTAAACTTTGTATCTGGATGAACCTGATGAATCATAGGAATAATTCTTGCCAGAACTTCAAGACCCTTATAAGGAATTGAAGTGAAAATCATCGTCTTTGTTTTCTGATTTGAATAGGTAAACATTTCAGCAATTCCTGTTGGAATCACTGTGATCTTATGTTCTGGAACATTATGATACTTCATAAATTGTTCCTTGTTCCATTGAGAAGGAGAAACAATATGATGGAGAATATGATGATCAAAGTTTAAAAAGAATTGCTGATCATATGCATGTTGTGCCCAGAGAATTTTATACTCGTGATTAGACTTTTTAATTTCTTCTGGTAAATGATGAACAAAAACATTATCTGGAATTTTATAATGTTCTTCCAGATAAAAATAAGAAGATTCCGTTGCTCCAGATTTCATAATACTATCCTTGATAAATGTGATAACCAGTATGATTTAAACGAATTGTTGTGTCTAACCAAATATCATAACCGACTTGTTGTGCTCTATGAAAAAAACTTTTGTCTTCTGACATAAATGAATTTTGAGTTTTATGTTCCGCAAAGTAATGATAAGAATTATTCATTTCAGCATCTGTATGAGGAGTATCTGAATGATAATCGGATGGAATATATTTTAGACCTGGATATTGTTTTGTAATGTCAAGAAAAACTTGACGATGAATAAGAACAAATCCCATTCCGTTACCATTAATTTTTACAAGATCTCCTTGTCGTTGCTCTGGTTGAATAACTTCTACACAATATCGTTCTGGGATTATCTTCATCGGATAAGCACCAGAAACGATTGGAAGTTGATATGATAGTAATTTTATCACATCTTGTGGATTAAATCCAATATCACTGTCCAAAAAGAAAAGATAGTCGTGCTCCGTATTATTGATGAAAAAACTTGCGATCTTTGATCTTGCCTGACTGATCAAAGAAGAATTTGTCAGCGTTAAAAGTCCGTGATCTATATTTGCACGAACTAATGCTTTTCCTAAATTGAAAAGTCCAAGTGTTGTTTTCTCACTCACTATTCCCCCACTACACGGGAGACCAATCATTATACTCATATAAAGTTTTTAATTATTATAACACAAATCATACGTTATTTGGAGCTGGAGTTGAATAAGTTGGTTGTGGAAGTGCATTTGCTCTAGCACTTGATGCGGCAGGACGACTGCGATTAGAACTTAAATTAGCACCTGGAGTGTAAACAGTTGTATCAGTTGAATAAGTTAATTTATCCATTCTTGATACTGGACCGGGACCACCGCCACCAAAATATCCTGCTGTTGAAGAACCTGTTGCAGCAAGAGAAGAACGATTAGAACTTAAATTGGCACTAGGAGCGTAGGCGGTTGTATCAGTTGAATAAGTCAATTTATCCATTCTTGAATAAAAAGTAAGCGGAGAAGGAAAAATACCACCTCCAAAGTATCCATGAGTTGAGTTCCCTGTTGCACCAGGATCGTAACGAGCAGCACTTAAATTAGCACCAGGAGTATATACGGTTGTATCAGTTGAATAAGTTAATTTATCCATTGTTGATACCACGCTAGGACCAGGGGAACCACCACCAAAGTACCCTGAAGTAGAATTACCTGTTGATGCAGAAGAAGCACGAGAAGAACTTAAATTAGCACCAGGAGTATATACGGTTGTATCGGTTGAATAAGTTAACTTATCCATTGTTGAAAAGAAAATACCTCCTCCGAAATATCCCGCAGTGGAATTTCCTGTTGCTGTAACATTACGGGCAGAGCTTAAATTAGCACCAGGAGTAGCAGCAGTTGTATCAGACGCATAAGTCAATTTATCCATTGTTGAATATGAGTTAACACCTCCACCAAATCCGCCACCAAAATACCCTGCTGTTGAGGATCCTGTTGCACCAAGACCATTGCGGGAAATACTTAATGCAGCGGCAGGAATTACTGTTGTCGTATCGGTTGAATAAGTTAACTTATCCATTGTTGAAGAATAACTAGGAATCTCACCACCACCAAAGTATCCTGTGTTTGGTGTTGGTACTGATGCAAGTGAAGTTACTGATGTTGGTGTTGCTGCTGGTGGTGTCCCTGGTGTTCCGTCACTAAATCTTACTGCTGGTGATGCTGGTGCTGGAAATAATTCAGGTAGTGCATTTGCTCTTGCGCTTGATGCTGCAAGACTATAACGAGAAGCACTTAAGTTAGCACCAGGAGTATAAACAATTGTATCAGTTGCATAAGTCAATTTATCCATTCTTGATGCTGGAGCTGGACCGATACCACCACCAAAGTATCCATTAGTAGAAGAACCTGTTGCAGCAAGAGCACGACGAGCAAGACTTAAATTAGTACCAGGAACTGATACTGTCGTATCAGTTGAATAAGTTAATTTACTGATTAAAGATAAATTAGCGGCAGGAGAAAAACCACCACCAAAATATCCATTAGTTGAGTTTCCTGTTGCAGCAAGATTACTACGAGAAGGACTTAAATTAGCACCAGGAGTATATGCAGTTGTATCGGTTGAATAAGTTAACTTATCCATTGTTGATTTGTAGGCAGGACCAGGAATACCACCACCACCAAAGTATCCTGCTGTTGAATTACCTGTTGCAGCAAGATAAGCACGAGCATCACTTAAATTAGCACCAGGAGTATAAACGGTTGTATCGGTTGAATAAGTTAACTTATCCATTGTGGTTACAGTTATACCACCACCAAAATATCCTGCATTTGAGTTTCCTGTTGCAGTAAGAACCAGGCGAGCAGCACTTAAGTTAGCACCAGGAGTTGCTGCTGTTGTATCAGATGAATAAGTGACCTTATCCATTGTAGATGTTGATGAAGGAGTACCTCCACCACCAAAGTATCCTGCTGTTGAATTACCTGTTGCAGCATGAGCATAACGAACAATACTTAAATTAGCACCAGGAGTGAATACTGTTGTATCAGTTGAATAAGTTAATTTATCCATTCTTGATACTACAGGAGTAGTGCCACCACCAAAGTATCCAGTATTTGGTGTATATCCAGCAGGGGATGGAGAAATCCAAACATCATTGAGGTTTACCCATTCATCAAATATTTCTTTTTCTGTGATTTTTTCTAGACTAAAAACTCCCCGTGTATTAACTGCCATCTTTTAAAAGTACTTATGATTAGAATACTTCCAGTATTCAAGGTTCGTATACCTATTTAGAATATAGGAACTCAATATATCCTCTGGGTTCTTTGATTTCTTTTCAATTTTCTTCCGAACATGATGCATATCTTTAAGATACCATTGATCATCAATTTCTCTATGGGTGTTCTCAATTCTATCAAAGTTATGAGAATAAGAATCAATCTCTAAAAAGTCATAAATCTTCTTTAAGGTCTCATTTGGATTTGAGATTAGATCATCATACTCAACCATATGTAAGTATTTCTTATCATCACCACGAATAAATGCTTGTGATTGTGCCCAAAGTGCTTGCTCTACAATTCCATCTTTACTCATTAAATAGTCACATCGGTTATCATCAGTAATTGATAAACCATTTTCAATCAAATACTGATCCACAAAAGACACTTGATCATTATTGCGTCTTATCATTGTAATAAAGGATGTTAGTATCTCTGTTATATTTCTTACTGGGCAAATAATTTTTGGAATTGGAGTAATAAAAGTCTTAATCATTTCAATATTATTACTCCAAGCACGACAATGATCAATAATGATTGGTTTTTCTACATCAAAATAATAGTCATCAATGATACTTGAGATCACTTTATGTGCCGACTTTGGTTTTGGATATCCAAGGTATTGTTCACTATCAACAAAATATTGATTATTATAATGTGTCAATTCTAAAACAGGGCTGACTGGTTCGGTATGAAGTTGTGGATTTTGATTGAGAATACTTTTCAATAATGTGCTACCAGATCGTGGAAGACCTGCCATAAAATAATAAGTCTTATTCATATCACCACTCTATTGGATTAAAAAAGAATAATTGAACCAATCTACCATTTTCTAATGTAGTTCCAAAATTATAATTATGAGAATGCCAAAGTCTAGCATTAAAAATCACTAGACGATTATACTTCATTGGTGAGAGAAAGTATCGTGTCCATTTTGAACGATCCAATCCTTCACCATAAACTGTAGTCCACCACGCTTCTTTGGGAACAGAATATCCAAAATGATTTGCCTCAGGTTGATTTGAAGGGCAAAACTCCATTTGGGTTTTATTATGTATCCAGAACGATGTACCACCCTCATCAATTACTTGTTCTGGTGTATTTAAATAACAAACTGCTCCCCATTCCCAACAAGGATCTACATGAACATCTTGACGGAATGTGTCTGTTTCTAACGATAATCTAAAATATCCATTGGGTTGTGATGGTGTTAACTTAGATTGTAAAATATTTTCAAACTTTTGATGTAGTTCTTCAGGGTAATATCCAACTTCTGTGTTCTTTCCCGGATAAGTATATTCATCATAAGGTTCTGGATATTCTTGTTGAAGTGCAAATTGACGAACTTCATCTGGATTTGAATGGAAATCGTCAATGACAATAATATTGCGATTCATATAAGGTTTTTAATTATTATAACACTAATTATACGATATTTGGTATTTGTCCTGAATAAGTTGGTTGTGGAAGTGCATTTGCTCTGGCACTTGATGCAGCAAGATTACTACGAGTAGCACTTAAATTAGCACCAGGAGTATATGCTGTTGTATCAGATGAATAAGTGACCTTATCCATTCTCCAGTCTGGTCCAGGATCACCACCACCAAAGTACCCTGCTGTTGAATTACCTGTTGCACCAAGACGAAGACGAGCAACACTCAAACTTGCGCTAGAAGGAAGAGCAGAAGTTGTATCAGTTGAATAAGTCAACTTATCCATTGTTGATATTGCTCCTGGAGCCCAACCACCACCAAAATATCCTGCTGTTGAAGAACCTGTTGCAGCAAGTTGATTGCGAGCAAGACTTAAATTAGCACCAGGAGTTGTCGCTGTTGTATCGGTTGAATAAGTGACCTTATTCATTGTTGATACTGAAGATCCTGTACCAGGATAACCACCACCAAAATATCCTGCTGTTGAAGATCCTGTTGCAGCAAGAATATAACGAACGGCACTTAAATTAGCACCAGGAGTGAATGCTGTTGTATCTGTTGAATATGTTAACTTATCCATTGTTGATACCGGTGCAGGACTACCACCACCAAAGTATCCTGCTGTTGAAGAACCTGTTGCAGCAAGATAACCACGAGCAGCACTTAAATTAGCACCAGGAGTTGCTGCTGTTGTATCAGATGAATAAGTGACCTTATCCATTGTTGAGACATAACCAGGATTCTTATTACCACCACCAAAGTACCCCGCTGTTGAAGAACCTGTTGCACCAGGACCGTTACGACCAGCACTTAAATTAGCACCAGGAGTTGCTGATGTTGTATCGGTTGAATAAGTTAACTTATCCATTGTTGATGTATTACCCCCACCACCAAAGTATCCTGTGTTTGGAGATGGCAATGTTCCTGGTGATGTTGTTGGAGTTGGTGTTGCTGCTGGTGGTGTCCCTGGCATTCCGTTACTAAATCTAGTATTGTAAGTTGGTTGTGGAAATGCATTTCCTCTTGCACTTGATGCGGCAGGACGACTGCGATTAGAACTTAAATTAGCACCTGGAGTGTAAACAGTTGTATCAGTTGAATAAGTCAACTTATCCATTGTTGATACCGGTCCAGGAATACCACCACCAAAGTATCCTGCCGTTGAGGATCCTGTTGCGGCAAGAAAATAACGAGCAGAAGTTAAATTAGCACCAGGAGTATATGCAGTTGTATCAGACGCATAAGTTAATTTATCCATTCTTGTTGTAGTACTCCAGCCACCACCAAAGTATCCAAAGTTAGAATTTCCTGTTGCACCACAACCATAACGGGCAGAACTTAAATTAGCACCAGGAGTATATGCAGTTGTATCAGTTGAATAAGTCAACTTATCCATTCTTGATACCGGTCCAGGAGCACCGCCACCAAAATACCCTGAAGTAGAATTACCTGTTGCAGCAAAAGAAGAACGATTAGAACTTAAATTGGCACTAGGAGTTGCTGCTGTTGTATCAGATGAATAAGTGACCTTATCCATTGTTGAGACATAAGAAGGAGAAGGAGTATTTCCACCACCAAAATATCCTGCTGTTAAGGATCCTGTTGCTCCAAGACGATAACGACTAGCACTTAAATTAGCACCAGGAGTGAATGCTGTTGTATCTGTCGAATAAGTAACCTTATCCATTCTTGATGCTGCACTACCAGTAGTGCCACCACCAAAGTATCCTGCTGTTGAGTTTCCTGTTGCAGTAATAGAAGAACGAGCAGCACTTAAGTTAGCACCAGGAGTAAATGCTGTCGTATCTGATGAATAAGTCAACTTATCCATTGTTGATACTACACTACCAGTAGTGCCACCACCAAAGTATCCAGTATTTGGGGTTGGATTATTACCAATCCACACATCATTCAAATCTACCCATCCACCTCTTGCATTTATTTTATTAACTAACCGTATAGAAAAAACACCTCTTGTATCTGCCATATTATGTTGAAAGTTTAATTCCTGATATTTGAACATCAATTGTTGATGTTTGATCCAAAGTTACTTGTATTGAATTATTTGCATAAATTGATTTTGGATTATCTAATATCTCAACACTTCCATATTTTGGAACAATCAAATCATCTATAAGATATGTGGTACTTAATCCGGTAGTTACAGCTATAGATACTGGATATCCTCCACTATCAGTACGATTTACTAAACGAATAGATTGAATAACTGATCCCGTAGTTGTTGTTGTATAAATTGTAGTTGGACTTGTTGATGCAATTGAAACTGAACCTACTCCAACTCCAAAATAGTTTGTATTCGTTGATTGTTCATAAGAAATGTATACTTGTACTCCAGTATCAGTTCCATCTCTATTATAATCAGTTGCTCTCATTGCAATTCTATCAGATGGATTTAAAACCATCGGTTGTTTCAACAATTCAACCGAAGCACCAGTCGGAATTGGAATATTATATGCAAAATAACTTCTTTCGCCAGTACTATTAATATCAAAAGCACCGATGACATTTACTTCGGTATTTCCAATCGCTATATTTGAAGCATTAATAGAATGAATAATATATCTCTTGTCAGCAGTTGAAGGAAGTGTAAGAACGGTTGATCCAATAGCAATCAATGTTGCAGAAACACTACTTGTAATTCCAATATTAAATCCTCCTCCTCCTCCGCCGCTGCCGCCAGATCCTGATGCTCCCTGCAATCCTTGCAGACTACCTCCTTGTAGACCTTGAAGACCTTGAACACCCTGATTACTTAAACCTTGAAGTCCTTGAGCACCTTGAATACCTTGAGAACCTTGATTACTTAAACCTTGTAATCCCTGCAATCCTTGATTACCTTGAGTTCCTTGATTACCTTGTAATCCTTGAGTACCTTGTAATCCTTGAGTACCTTGTAATCCTTGAGTACCTTGATGTCCTTGAAGACCTTGAGTACCTTGAGTACCTTGATTACCTTGTAATCCTTGAGTACCTTGTAATCCTTGAGTACCTTGAGTACCTTGATCTCCCTGAAGTCCTTGAGTACCTTGAGTACCTTGAATTCCTTGAGTTCCCTGTAAACCTTGAGTACCTTGTAATCCCTGTAAACCTTGATTACCTTGAGTACCTTGAGTTCCCTGTAATCCTTGTAATCCTGCTGCATAAGGATCCGTCCAACTTACGCCAGCACCAGTGGAAATAAGAATAGATCCAGAAGATCCTAAGCTGTCATAACGATCATAAAGACCGCCATCAAGTGCCATATTTCCACCAACTGCCAGAACTGTTCCAGCAGACATATGAGTAGAACCAATTCCAACACCATAATTAAACATCCAAGCATCAGTACCAAGTCCACCCCAAGTTCCTTGCTTAACCCACATAATTTGCTTGTAGGTTTCTGGAAGTGGATCAGAAGATGATTTTATAGAAACTAATGGAGAACCTTCTGTAGATGCAATAGCAATACCACCGTGATTTGCAGTATCATCATTTGGGTTAGTAGTTGTTGAATATCCAAGAATTATGTCTCTATCTTCAACTCTAAGTTCAGTAGCGTTAATATAGACTGATGTACCACCAATTGTTAGATTGTTTGTAACATTTAAATCATAAACATTTAATAAAGTTCCATCAAATGTGAAATTATCAGATCCAGTTGGATTATTAGATCCATCCTTATAAACAACTTGATAAGCAGAACCTGCTACAGGACCTGTTTGACCTTGGATTCCTTGTAAACCTTGAGTACCTTGTGTTCCTTGTGTTCCTTGAAGACCTTGAATTCCCTGAAGTCCCTGATGACCTTGTAAACCTTGAGTACCTTGCACCCCTTGGGTTCCCTGAAGACCTTGTGCTCCTTGAACACCTTGATCACCTTGAAGACCTTGAAGACCTTGAAGACCTTGAAGACCTTGAGTTCCTTGAGTACCCTGAGCACCTTGAAGTCCTTGAGTACCTTGTAAACCTTGAGTACCTTGAATTCCCTGAGTACCTTGAGTACCCTGATCGCCTTGAGCGCCTTGAAGACCCTGAGTACCTTGATTACTTAAACCTTGAAGTCCTTGAAGTCCTTGAGAACCTTGATTACTTAAACCTTGAAGTCCTTGAAGTCCTTGAGATCCTTGATTACCTTGAAGACCCTGAGTACCTTGAGTACCCTGATCGCCTTGAGCGCCTTGAGTACCTTGATTACTTAAACCTTGAAGTCCTTGAAGTCCTTGAGATCCTTGATTACCTTGAAGACCCTGAGTACCTTGATTACTTAAACCTTGAAGTCCTTGAAGTCCTTGAGATCCTTGATTACCTTGAAGACCCTGAGTACCTTGAGTACCCTGATCGCCTTGAGCGCCTTGAGTACCTTGATTACTTAAACCTTGAAGTCCTTGAGTACCTTGAGAACCTTGTAATCCTTGAGTTCCTTGAACACCTTGATTACCTTGAAGTCCTTGAG